GCGGCAGAAAGTCCGGCCGAAAGCCTCGTGTGAGCCTCCTCCGCCGTGTCGCGCAACGTCTTCAAAGTCCCCGCCAGCGTCTCGTCGTCGCGGAAACCTTCAAGGAATTTGATTATTTCATTATAGTTGTCGATGGCGGACGATGTGTCTCCCGACACCAGCGCGTCGAGGGCCTTGCGTGTTGAGTCGTTAGATTTGATGGCGACGTCAATCAATGCCATGATGTTGTCAAATTCAGGGGACATCAAGGTCTGCACCAATCCTTTAATAACTGAGAACGTCACGCTCTTGCCGCCACTGATTTCAAATTTATCTCCGTCAGTTAAGCTTGTGACCGGCGTCAGCTGCTCTATCGACCTTGCATTAGTTTGCAGAGAAGATAGCACAGAACTTATAATACTCTGTTTTTCGTTTTCCGTCATAGCATCAATTAGCTTTTCGTAAAATATTTGAGGGTGTGCGTCTGTGCGACTGATTGTCAATCCGACGTATATTCAATAGGCTTTCCTGGTCAATGAGTGGGTCGAGATGCATGCTCTGTTGTAGCATCTGGGAGAACACGAAGCTGTCGACGCCATCCTGAACAGCTGTCATTTCGGGCACATTCGATTCAACTCTGGAATACCTGACTCCATCGAAATATACATGAGAGCAGGTGAGCAGGCGGTTGAGCATTTCACCGAACCATACCGGCACACCCCTACTCCACCCCAGGGTAAATCTCTTTTGGATTGATTCAAGGCCATACAGCTGAGATATGTCGGCATACGGAGTGGTGAACTGCTCGTTGTCGACGGCGAAAGCCCATCCGCTGTCGCTGAACCCTCCGGGAACACGGAACTCAAAGAAATACTGCATTCCGTCGATGACGAACACCGCGTCATTGCGTTGCCGGTTGTTCTTCATCGAATACTGAATCAGCGTGGTCTTTCCGAGTTCGACCGGGTCATCCGTCACGCGGAACGGCTCGCTGTTGCCTATCCCGGAGAGGGACACATAATATGTGCCGGGATTCAATGACAGGACAGAGAACCTGAGTATTGTGGTAGGATTCAGCACCCATTGGGAAAACTCTATCTGGAAGATAACCCGGTCCGTCTCATAATCAACCAGGGCAGCCCCTCCTGTCCATATCTTTTCGCTCCCGATAAGTTCCAATAGAATCCGATCGGTTGTCGAGAATGTCTGCATGTAGCAGCTTGGCAAGCCGTCCGACTTGCCTGTCTTGAAGAACAGCGGAGTGAACGGACTGACGATCATGACACAACCTCCTTGACTATAAGTTTGTACTTCACTGCCTCGGCGCAGGCATACTTGAAATCGGCCTCTTTAAGGTAACCACGATATGTTATTCCGTTTTCCGCCAGCTCAAACAGCCCGTCCACGTTGGCCGGTTCATCCACGTTGCCAGTGGTGAACTCAACACATCCGCAGGTTGCGATTGGAGAGCCAAGTACCAGATTGCTGTCCATCGCCTCGCCGTCAACCACAGCATCTGTATTCCCGGCTGCCGACGCAAAGGAGAGTACAAGCCCGGGAGCCTGCAATCCTATGTAACCTGCATTGGCTCTTGCACAGGCCATCGGAGAAAATGCCCCGTTGAACAAAGTGGGGCTCAGTACATTCTCTATCGGGATTGAGCGGTCCGGGATGAGGTTATCACCTGCCGCTGCACACAATATGAAAAATACGTCCTTGTCGGAGGAAGTATCGGTGGAATCCTCGCCCCGTTTCTGGACGGCAAATTCCAATCCGTATGAATCAGCCCTGTACTTGCTGAGCAGCGAAAGCTTTTTGTCGCTCAGGGTGCACCCGGTCGAGTATGTATTGTTGAAATTGAACTCGTCCCTGCCGTTGACGCTGTCGTAGTCTTTTTTTTCATACCCTACCGTGACGGAAGAGTATATTGAAGAAGAATCAACGGAATAAGAGACATCCGCCGCGTCTTCTATGATAATGGGTGACGCTGAGGATGCGAAAAGTTCCGAACGGTGGACGAATTCCAATGTATTGCCGTCGATACGGCAGACATAACCGAAGACTGCTGACATCCAGTCGCTGAAATCATTGAAAGATGTCTGGAATTTAGCTCCGTCAAGGCCACGTGCCGATTCAGCCGGAATTAGATATGTGCCCGCGAGCCTTTCGTCAAGACCGCTTATTTTTATCGCGCACTCACGTTCATCTCCGGCCATCTTTCGCACAAGCGCCGTCAGGACATTGTACGGAGTGAACGCGTCTATTTCCACCGTATCACCGATAGCCTGCCAGCTGAATGTCATTTCACTGGAAAGTATGCAAGCCATTGCTTTCTTACCGGCGTCATGGACGGCTACTGCATCGAAGAATACCTTGTCTCCTGCGATGAGGTTCAATTTCATCGTGCCGCTTATTCGGGACCGCGTATAAACTTCCCAGGTCTTGCCTGTGTTTTCCCACGCGCATGTGTATCCGTCCGCCTGAGTATATCCCTTGTATCTCGTTTCCCATATGACATTGTTCACAAGGGCGAAAAGATTGTCAGACTCAGGTTTGCAGGCGGTATACAGCTGTGCGTAAGATGAAAAGTTGCTGATGCCAAGCTTCTCGTTGACATACACTTTGCCATTGTTTCCAAGAAAAGCGAACTGGCCGCCGTTTCCGTTCAAGGCGTTTATGTCGACCGGAAGGACCTCCCCTTTGCGCAGTATGCGGACGCTGACGTCTATCGAGCCATGGCCTGCGGTGTTCCTGAACGTTATGTCATAGTTGAAATTCATGGCCAAGTCGCGCCGGGCTTGCAAGGCATAGCTCCCCTCGTCATCGGTCTGGTCTTCTTCCCATGCGACGTGGCCGCCCACGGCAATCTCGCTGCCTTTGTTCCCGACCCAAATGCGCTCACCTTTTGCCAATGATATTGTTATGGCTGCGGAATCCTCGGACTGCTCTCCGTATGTGAACCCGTAGACAAGGCTTTCCGTCATTTCGACCCTGTCGAAAACCAGCGTCCTGTCAGGGACGATACATTCGCCGACCGGCATCTCATAAGAGGTGCTTTTATTGGCCTTGACAACGGCTTCCAAACCGTTGTCAAGGCTGTTTATCTTGAGAATGCCGGATTCCCACGATATTGTCGAAAAGTCAAGAGAACATTCAAACCGAAGGTCGTATGTCCACACGTCGTTAATTGTCAACACCTTGATGGACGCCTTGGCGTTTATCCCCTCGGACAGATAGGCCGAAAGCATCAGGTCGTACGCCTGGTTGACGAACTCGAACTGGGAGGTGAATGTTCGGACAATCCCGTCTAATGAGGAACGTTTGAGCGAACAGCTTATCTCGTCCCAATTTCTCAGGTCGTCATCTTGCAGCACATAGGCCGCGCCGTTTATTGTCAGGACATATCTCGTGAGCATTACGGTAGGTGCATTGTAGGCAAAGCAAAGATAAGCCAAAATGCAACGCATCCCACGAAATGCCCCGAGAACTGAATTTATATTGCGGCCCGAAAGAGATGTAACTTTCTGAATTACTTGATTATGCGTTCGCCGCACCCTTTTAAGTGACTTTTCAAAGTACGCCGGCTCTCAAATCATATTGCGCAAATAAGCCCCTCGATTCTGAAACAACGGAAGGCATTTTTTTCCACGTCGAAATATGTCATTGTCTTATAGGATGTCTTGGTGACCCTTTTGCCTCCGAGGGTGGCTCCTGCCGGGACGTTCTTGAGCGTGCCGGTCGCTTTGCGGATTGAGCCGTCCGCTTTGGTGTAGTAGAATGTCACTGCTCCTTCACGCATGGCCTTTGCAAGCCGGTAGAGCTGCCAGGCCTTTATCATACATAGGCGCCATACCTGCCCGGTCGCTTTCCAAAGCTGCCACGCATACTTCATCACCCGTGCCCTGAAATTTGATTTCTTTTCCATGATTAAGGGATCGTTTATTGGTTTGACTTTTAGTTTGTTATACTGTAAAGTTAGCCATAATTTACAAGTAATGCAAACGTAACAGCCACCATTTCAACACCTTAACTTTTACTGACATTTTTGGTAAGGAAGATATTTTCTCCACCACACTAATCAAGGGCATCATGCAGCATCCTGCGGCCGGCAGCGACGCGGCTTTTTACCGTGCCAACATGAATACCCACTATGTCGGCTATCTCATCGTAACAATATCCTTTGGCATAGAGCAGCACACATTCTATGCTGACTGATTTCCTGGCGCACTTCCTGATCACGGAAAGCATCTGCTTGACCGAGGCCCGCTGGTCTGCGGCCTCCGACCCTGAATATGGGTCATAGGCGTCAAGCCCGGTAAACATGACACATCTGCGCCGGTTGTACTGCGTTATATAGGTGTTCTCCATGATTGTCAGTGCCCATGGCTTGAAATTCCTTGAGCGGTCAAACCTGCGCCCCTGGTTAAGGCACTTGTATATGGTCTCGCTTGCGAGGTCGTCGGCATCCTGCTCATTGTCGTAATAGCGCCGGGCCGTGCGCCTGATCCATCCGGCGTGTTCCACGACCAGTTCCTCGATGTCCATCACTCGTGATGTTTGTCAAAGAACATTCGCTTGACCATCTCACGTTCGCGCTCGCACTGCTCGCGGAGTTTCCGGGCAGCCGTGTGCATGCGGTCAATGGCCGAATCCATGCTTTCAGGACGCGCAAGACGCTGGCGGATGATGAGGATTTCAGATAGTATACGGTCGCATTTCCTCTCTATGCGTTCTATTCTGGAATATCTACGCTTGGTGTTGTGGCTACGTTTTGTCATAACTCATTGCTTTTTTGCAAGGGGTTACCAACGAGCCTGTTTTTAGTGCGGTGGAAATAAAAAGAAGCTGCGCCGTAAAAAAATGATTTACAACGCAGCTTCCGTATAGGTTCGGGCAGCGGTTAATTTTTCAAGGCGGCCAGCTGGGCTTTAAGTTCACGGTCAAACAGCGAGACAAGATGGGCGTACAGCGTTGCCTTCATCGAACTGACGTCAATCTGAAACTTGAAGTGGGACATCAGCGAGGCGGTTTGCGCGTCGAAAGAGTTGCGCAGTTCCGCTGGCGGTATGCCGTCAGCGTCCTTCGTCGCTTCCAGGGCGCCCAAATCACGATTGGCTCTCGCAAGACGGGACGATACTTCGGCCGCCAAACGAGCATCAGACATCGAGGACGCGCTGATTCCGCAAGAGTCGAGTACTTCCCGCACGTTATCGTAAGCGCCGATAGACAGCATGTTCCGGCACATGGAGAACACCGTGACGGCAATCCTGGCCTTAATGAGTTCTTCCACGAACGCAATATGGCTCTTGTTTCCTGCGGGGTCGGAGATTTCCCGGTATTCCTGCACTATACTGTTGCGGATTTCAGATAAGGTTTCCGCATCGGCTTTCTCACCGTCAGCCAGCAAAACGGAGGAGTCACCGCAAGCAAGGTCAATGAAGCGGGACATTGACAGCTGTTCAAGTCTTTCAATCATATTCCGAGTTTAAAGAGTTCATATTTTGCGTTTGACGCGTCGCGGTGGCGCTGACGCGCATACCGGCGCATGAGCTGCGTCAGCTGGGCTATGTCGCGCCTGAGATTGCGGTCGTCGAATGGAACGTTTTGCGTAGCGGGCAATCTCTCCTGAACCGAAACGCCCGGCATCGCTCCGAAGAAGTCGCTTATGCTTGGCAGCACCGCCGCGCCCTCAGGTATGTCAACAAGGGTGGATGTGTCGGGAGTGAGCCACGCGGCACCGTTAAGCATGATTACCTCCCGCCGTCCACCGTCACCGACTATTGCCGGACCGCCCCTGTGATAGTCGGTGCCTTTGGCATATTTGGGAATGGGGGTGGCAAGGATGGTGGCGAGCTGTAATGCACCCAAGGTGGAAACTATTAACTGAAGCGGAATGGCGGCTGGCCATCCTGGATTAACCCAGAGTCCCATCAGCGCCATCGCCGTGTTCATCCCGAGGTTCGCAACGGCGAGAGCCTTGTCATATATGGCCTGCCTTTGTTTAAGCTGTGCCTTCTTTCGTTCAAGTTCCTCGTCTTTCTTAGCGGTTTTGGCGGCGGCCGCACGCTTCCGGGCCTCGCCTTCCTCCTCGGTTATCACCTGCTTCTCAACCAAGGAAGTTATACGTTCCTGCTCAGCCTCGCCGGCTTCGGTGTTGGCTTCCTGCTCGGCCTCCACCCGTTCTATCTTCTCGTCTAAGATTGCCTGCGCGGTATTGTTCACCTCATTGAGGCAGTCGAGAGCGAACTGCATCCACTGCTTTTGGTTCGCAAGTCTTTTCTCGGCTGCTTCCCGGTCTTTTTGCGTCACACGTTCAGTAGCCTTGATCTCGTTTTCCGCCTCCATATCGGCCAAATCCATGCGGGCCTTGGCGAGGTTGGCGCGGAGTTTTTCCCGGTCTTCCGCCGAAAGGTTCTCGGTATTGAGCATGTCCTCGTACATCTTGACCGTCGCGGCGACTGTTGCCACTGCATATTTCTCGTCAAGCGCCGCCATGCCGTCTTCATAATTGCGTTTGGCCTCCTCCATCTTGCCCTGATTCCCTTTGGCGGCGGCAAGTTCCTGCGCGTATTTCTTTTTCAGCGCCACGGCCTGGTCTGAATAGCCCTTATCTCGCATTATCTGCTCGACACCGAACTGCTCCTGAATCTTCCCGGCCATAGAGTTTGCGAACTCTTCCTGCAACTGCTCGCGCTTACGGTTGTATTTCTCATTTATCAGGTTGACGTCGGCGCCGGTCTTCTCAGCCGCCTTGACCTCAGCGGCACGCTGCAATTCCAGTTGCGCAAGCTTTAAGTCAAGCTCTGCCTTGCTGCCTTTCTCAACAGAGGCGAGGCTGTTCTCAAGGTTGATTTTGCCAAGTTCCTGCTGATATTTGAGTTCACAATCCGCCACTTCTTTCTCGCACTGCAAAGCCAATTGCAGGCGCAGCGCGGTCTGCGTCTTACCCTCCCCTTTGATTTCATCAAGTTTTTTCTTGAATTTTAGCCGGATGGCCGCAAGTTCCTTTTCGTGGCCTTCTTCCATCACGGCTATTTTGGATTCTTCAAGGGCCTGTATGCGTTTCAGCTCCTCCCTGGCGGCCTTCTCCAAGGCTTTCTTCTCCTTATCAGAGAGTCCCTTCGTGCCATTTCCCTCAACCGTTTCCGTCGTGGTAGTCTGTTCCGGCGCCTCCTCTGGCTCCGGCAAATCATACGTCATTTTTTCAAGCCGGGAATTGAAAGCATCGGCATAAGCATCAGCAGCGTCTTCTCCAATCTCCTTAACCATAGAGGACACTATGGTGCCAAATTGCTTGAATCCTTCTGCTACGGAGGTATTTATCTTTTCAAAACCTTTTGAAAAATCACCGTTGAATACATCCAACACGCCTTCAATTACACCTCCGAGAGACTTGAAGAAATTCAATAAACTGGAACACGTTGCCTTTGCGACATCCCATAAACCCACGAATATTAGCTTTATGTACGCTATCTGTCTGCGCAGTAACCCTGACTTGTTGTATATCTCAATGAACCAGTTCACGACATCCACACAGCCCTTGATAATCTTCGTAAGCCCCTGGGCTATGAATGTCTTGGCCTGGGATGTCATCTTCTCGAAGCTCGTCCCGCTTGACTTGAATACCGACATCAGCACCTCGTTAAGTTCCCGCTGGGCGTCCATCTGCTTTTCGTTGACCTCGCCGAGCTCGCCCATGTTTTCCTTGGCCTTGTCAAGATTGGTGTTGATGTCGGCGATGGACTGAATCAGCAGAGCGCCACCCTCGGAGGCCGTGCGACCGAACACGTTTTTCATCAAATTGCCGGCCTCCTGCGAGTTCTCGGGCAGTTCTTTCAGTTTCCCGGCCACCTGCTTTACGGCATCGAGCATGGAAAGGTTGCCGTCCGCCAAATCTTTCTGCATCTGCTGTGCCGAGATGCCGACGGCGTCCAGCGCCTCCTCTGTCTGCTTGGTCATGGCGCGCAGACGAGTGCCGGCTTTCATTATGTTCTGTATGCCGTCCTCGTTGAAGATGCCGTTCCTGGTCTCGGCGAGTATGGCCATGAACTCATCGGCACTTACTCCGGCATCGCGCATGGCCGGGGCAAAGCGCTCTATGTTGGAAATCATGTTGCCGCTCATGTCGGCGCCGGCGGCAATGCCGTCCTTCATTTTCTCGTATGCTTCATCCCACGACATCCCGAACTGCTGCACGAGCGTGTTGGCGGCACCGATGGTTTCGTCATAGCCTTTTCCCATAGTGTCGGCCAACGTCTGCATGTCGGCGGTCACCCTGTCGGCCGCATCGCCTGAAAGCCCGGTGAAGTTCTCCGTAAGCCTCGAAGCCTCTATCAGCCCCTTGTTGAAGTCGTACCACCACTTGAAGCCGGCGACAAGCCCGGTGATGCCGAGGAATCCGAGAACCCACGGATTGGCCAGCAATCCCATGAGCGTCTTGCCGAATGCCTTGGTCTTGGTATGGAGTCCGTCGAGGAAATTGCCGCTGCCGTCAAGGCCTTTAAGCGATGAACCGAAGTTTACGTTGATGCCGATAAGGCTCAGCATGGAATCGGCGAACTTCTCGTTGGTGCCGGTGGCTTCGCCGATGGTGTCGTTGTTGCGCTTTATCTGGGCCCTCATCTCCTCCAGCTTTTTCTTGGCGCCCTCGGACGTGAGGTCTATATGCTTGATGGCCTCCGTCAGCCTTTTGTTCTGCACCTCGGCCTCGGCCACGCTCTTTGCCTCCTTTCCCATGATGTCGCTCACATCGGTGAGCTTGCGCTTGTTCTCTTCGAGTTTGGCGTTGAGTGAAGCGAGAGTGTTCTCATAATTGGCGTCCTTCTTGTCGAGCATCTGTTTGGCCTCTTCAAGAATCTTCGTCTGGTCCGCGAGGTCCTGCTGGGTCACCGCCGCCTGGTTCATGGCCGCCGTCAGGCTCTCGGTTGTCACCACGCCGTTCTGGCAGGCTATGGCGTAGTTGCCGACGTTGCGCTGGTGTTCGCCCATATCTGCCGCTAATTCTTTCAAATGCGTGTCAAGTTCCTGAATTGCTCTCTCAAGTTCCTTGCCCAATTCGTTTCCCCGGGTTTCCTCGGACATGTCCTTATATGCCTTTTTCATCAATTCCAAAGTCTGGGATAGATGGACGTAGCCCGTCTCTGAGGTCTGCGCGGCCTTTTCCTCCGCGGTCATAATCTGCGACAGCGTGCGCTTTTCCTGCGTCAGCATCCTGTGGTTGGCAATCAGCTTTGCCTGCGTCTCGTTGTACTCGATCATCGAGACACGCCCGGATTTCAACGCTTTCTCGTTGTCGGCCTGGGCCTGCTTGTTTGCCTTGAGCTGATTTGTCAGCGCAACAAAACGCTCGGTATGCTCCTCATAGGTGCCGTTGTATTGCACCAGCAGCTCCTTGGCCTTGGCATATCCCGTGTAAGTCTCACGTTCAGCCTTGTTGGCTTTCTCCCGCTCCGCCAGGTTTCTCGCTATGGTCGGGGTGGTGTTGCCGATGACCTTGTTCTGCTCGGTCATGACGGCAGTCAGCCGCTCGTTGGTGACGGCCGCCTCCTTTGCCTTATCGACAAGAAGCTTTTCAAGCTTTTCAAGGTCGCCGATGACCTTTACCGGCACCTCGATGCCCTTGGCCAGGTCTTTCGCCACCGAAGTATAATTGGCCAGAAGCTTCTGCAACTCGTCGCTCAACTCCTTTACCTTGTCGATGGTCTCCTGTGGAACTATGTCCGTTATTCTCGTCTCACTCATCAGTATGGTGTTATGTATTCAACAATAGGTCTGTCAATCACGGCATCGGCACAGTGGAAGGAGTATGTTCCGTTGGCATTTTTCACCAATGCCACGGTCTTGTTTTCCAGTCTGGCGAAATCCTTGGCCAGACGCCTTATCCGCTCATATTCCTGGCTCAGCCGCCTGTTCTCGCACGCACAGCTCATCTGTAACCGCATTTGTTTAAAAAGTCATCTATTCCCGGAATGATATGCTCGACAAGCATGTACTTTCTGGCCTTGGTTCCGAGCATCAGTATCTCATCTCCGTATTTCCCCACAATCTCAGCAGAGCGACCGCCGGTTGCCCTTATGTCTATGCCCAAAGACGTGTTCACGGCATGGATACTTCCGTGAAATGTGCCGTCAATCCAGAGGTTAGGGACTTCCACCGGGCGCGCCGGCAAGTCAAGCATCGGTCCGCGCTTTGGTTTGGTAATCGTTTCCTTCCACCGCTTGTATCCCTCGGAACCGTGATACCTCACTCCGTTCTCAGTGAGGTACCATTTAATCTCCTGGAAGTATGGGTCCTCGTCATAGGTCGGTTCGAGATAGGCGTCCTCTCCGTCGAGTCCGCTCATCAGCTGTTCTGACACGGCTCTCACCGCATCATCGCTGGCCGATTGCAGCGCCTTTATGCACGCGTCCTCGAAACCATCGGCTATCTTCTTCACTATGTCAGCTGCTTGCCGTATATCCATCAGGAAAAGAAAAGGGCGGAGATTGTCACCCCGCCCCTTTGTTTTTTCATTGTTTACTCGTTTTCTTAACAGGCTTGGTGATGAGGCCATAAACCTGGCCGAGCATCTTTTTTCGGGTAGCCTCGTCCCGGTCGAGCCAAAGAAGTCCGAGGTGCTTTTCCTCAAACTCCTCCTTGGTCATGGCCTGCACGACCGGCTCGTTGAAGTTGACGCCCTCGAAAATCATGCCTTGACCTGGATTATGCCCTTGATGTCATTTTGGAAAAGGACCTTGGGCGATTTGAGGGACACCTCGGCGCTGCCGGTGGTGGCGATGGTGATGGTGTCCGCAGTCTCGTTGTATGTGGCTGCCGTTGTGGCTCCGTTGAGCACGGCCGCCCCGGCGGACGCAATAAGCGGGCCGTAGATGCCAGTCACGTCATAGCCGCCGATACGTTCATATATCTTGTATGCGGAACCGCCGTCGGTCGTTTTTTGCATGATGACCGGGGAAAGACCCAGAACGCACTTCTGTGGATTGAAATCAAGGCGGCGGTAGTCGAACTGCGTTTTGGCTCTCTTGGCGTTCTCATGTGAGAACGTGATGCTCAAAGCCGCTTTCGCCGACGATGTGTTGAATGGAGTCGAGTCCGTGTAGACATTGCTCATGGGATAACCGGCGAGCTGGTCGGTGCCGTCGTTCATGCCGTACAGCATGTTGTCATCATCGAAGAAGTACACGTCCCAGGCCTTGTTGCCCAAAGCGGTGAAAGTCGCGTCCAGCTCGGGGTCGAAACGCTTCATGGTGAAGGTGTCCTTTCGCGCTGACACGCCGGTTATCTCCTCGGGACCGTAGCCTTGTGCGGAGGTCTGTACCTCTCCGCCGTTCTTTGCATATTCCACAAAGTCCTTGACACCGTAGACGCGCGCCGACAGCTCGGCGTGAACGAGTTCTTCCAACTTTTCTGCGGTAAGCTCGGCCGGGAGTTTGGTGCCGGGCGGAACCAGTATCGCGCCCTTCACGTTCTCGAAGTTTACCTGGCACTTGGACGTGCCGGTGTAGAGTTCTGCGCTTGTGCAGTTTCTTAACTGTCTCATCTTGTTCTGCAATTTTGATTTTTAACTTTAAGTCTTAAATTCGTGATGTTGATGGCGTCAATCGGTTCGCTCACTTCCTCGCCGGTGGCGGAGTAAGCGCCGTAGCGGCCATAAGAGTAATTCTCGGAATATTCGTGCTGCACGGTGTCATCATACCCGAAATCAAAGCGGCCGTCCTCTTTGAGAACCTCGATGAAGCGGCGGTAGATGGGCCGCAGTATGCTTTTGAAAGAGGACTCGAGCCTTTGTTCGTTGCTCCAAAGCTTGCTCGTTGAGCAGGCAATCAGCACCCGCACGTCTGCCCTGGAATAATAATCAGGCTCACCGCGACGCTCGTTGAACGGACAGAAAAGCACTATCATCGGAAACTTCCTGTCGCTGCCGGTAGGAGTGCTGCTCAACTCGTCGAGCCTGTCCTTGACGTACCTCGCGTTGCCGAACGTATAGTTGATGCGCGGGCAGTCTACCTCCACCGGCTCACCGTGGTAACCGGTTACAACGATACGGCAATCGGCCGATACGGCGGCCACCACATCGGCCATTATCTCGATTATCTCACGGCTTCTCTTTCCTGACTGTCTCATATGTTCAACGTGTTGATTTTTGTCAGCATCTGTTCCGATACCGTGATGCCTGCCACAGGACAGGCTGATGAACGGGCCCACGCGGCGAACCGCCTGTTCTTTTCCACCATGGAGTTCCACACGGTCACTTGCCTGCGCAACGGACTTACATGCTCGTTCGCGCTTTTAAGTCTGACAAGCCCGGTAATGGTGGCCTGATCCGCGTTCTCGCGCAAGATTTGGAAGAACACATAGTCCGCAAAAGGCTCGCACAGTTTCTCGGCAACGGCTTCCATAGGTTCCTCGGGTATATGGGAGTAATCGCGTTCCGCTATGTACTTTTGCATCCGTTCGCCCATCTCATCACCGAGCATCCTCAACAGGAAAAGCTCCTGATGTGCGGCTATGTGCCCTGCGATGGACCGGCATACCTCCTCAGCGTTCGGATTCGGCATGGTTCCCATAGAGGCGTTGAGTATGAATCTCGGGCCGGAAGTGAAGTATGAGCAGTCTATGAGCATCTTTACTCGGTTTTTTTAGAACGCCTGGCCGTTTTCTTGGAAACTGCCGTTTCCTTGACATCTGGCGCCGGAATCTCTTTGGAGTCCTCGGACACGAATGTCTTGTCATCGGTCTCGAGGTCAACCTCCTGCAAATCCTCCGGCTCCCCGATATGTTTATCATCCATGAGTTCGGGATTATCGGATTCGGGAACGGAATCTGCCGGATTTTCCGGCATTTCTTCGATTTCGGGAACGGAATCTGCCGGATTTTCCGGCATTTCTTCGATTTCGGGAACGCTTTCGCCCTCTTTTTCGGCTGTTTCTTCGATTTCGGGAACGCTTTCGGGAGTGGGTACATTGTCGGTGTCGACTGTTGCCACGTCCTCATCAACAACCCCGATAGCCTCCTCCGGCTCAACGGGGATGAACTCAATCATCCCGCGCTGAACACGGATTCGGTTTTCACGGATTACTTTCTCCACTTCCTTAGGGTCGCCTTTCAGCAAGTAAGTCATGGCCTCAGTCCTTTGAGATGGCAGCTTTGAGTGCGTTGATGTTGCCGTAAGCGAATGCCCACGGGCAGAACACGGGCACGATCATCTCGGCCTGGGCCATGAGCACCACCTGATTTTTGAGCTTGGTGTTCACGTCATCGGCCCACTCTGCGGTCAGCGGAGTGTAGTCGATAATCTGCGCGCCACGCTGCATATCGCCGAGGAAGTATTTGCCGGGAGCGATGCCTGTGTAGGGAATGACTTTGAGTCCGGCAATTACGGGGTTGCCGTTCATGTCCTTCACCACATCGAGACGGTTGCCGTCGGTGGCTTTCTCGGTTCGGATGCTGTTGAGCGTGATAGGATTGAGCAGGAGCACGGTAGGTTCGAACTGGGCGTAGGTCATGACGGCTACGGCTGTTTCCAGCGCGTCGATGCTGTTTGGTGATTCCACGCTCTTGAACGCGCCGTTGTTGACGGTGAATGTCAGTGCGGCGGCATCGGCGGCGAGTCGGTCTGCTGCATCTTCAGTGAGTGTCACCCCTTCGAGGAAGATACGGCGGTCGTTGAGCTTGATGACGTCGAAAGTGCCGTTGAGTGCTGTGTTGTGAGCCGCACCGGCAAAAGTGATTTTGAGACCTTCGATGAGGAGGTCGTGAGCGGTAGCGAACTCAACGATAACGCCGTTGGCGGCTTTCTCAACCACGGCCACTGAGCCGGCCTCGCCGCTGATGATATTGTCACCGATGATGGCCTCGACTGATTTCACACCTTCGTACATCGTGATGCCCTTGAGGTTGTCACCGGAGCCGTCGCCGAACAGAATCTGGAAGTCCTCGGCATCGCGGACGCCGGAGATAAGGCAGTTCATGACGAAGCCACGGAGATAGGTCTTGCACTTGAGCGCACGCTTGGAAAGCTTGAAGTGATGGCCCACACGCGACACCTGTGCGCTCTCTTCTTTAATCTTGAGGCTGGACTCAGGCAGCATGCCGTTCTCGGAAACGTAGCGTGCGTTACGGTCGACCTCATAGATCTGCTGGAACGCGAAGATCGGATATTCAGGGTCACCGGGCAGCACGGTGGCGAAGTCGCGGATGTGCAGTTTTTTCTCGGTGGCCTGGGACACGACGCGGTCGCTCTGGTTGGTGAGCATTACAGTGCCTCCGGGAACGATGTTGCCTGTGACGGAGATGTCCTTGAACGCGAAACCGCTCGTGCCTTTCTCTTTGCCGTTGAGAAAGTCCTGGAACTGGGGCGAGTCGTACATCTCGTCGAATCGCTCGTTGAACTTGGAAACGAAGTCAAGGCCAATGCCTTTCTTCTTCATCTTGTCGAGCGAGTCGGCGAGTGCCTTGACCTGCTTGACAAGCTCGGCATTCTCTTTCGAGAGACCATCGAGAGTGACCCCGTCAGCAGACTGGAAAGGCTTCAGCGCTTCTTTGAGAGCGGTGGTGTCGGGAATGTCGGAAAGCGACTTGTTGATTGTCTCGGCGAAAGCGCCGGAGAGGTTGTGCACGAACTCTTTCTGTTCGTCGGGGAGACTGGCCGTCTTGATGCCAAGAATCTCCTCCACTTCTTTTGCCGTTAATTTTGCCATATAGCGTATGTTTAAAATGGGTTGTTCATTTCTTCATGTTTTCATTAAGAGCCGCCCAAAATGAGGGTGTGGGAGCTGGTGCATCCGCGCTCTTTTCCACTGGCGCTTCCTCTTTCGCTTTCGGTTCTGTTTCGTCATCCTTGGCAGTTGCCGGTTCAGGAATGAGTATTGAGTTGCCGCGATATACGCGTGACCAACAGGTAGGACAGCGCACATAGGCCAAAGAATCGGTGATGCTCTTTTCGGTAAGCGTCTCCTTTGTCCCTTTGAGGGAGTCGATGATTGAGATGACCTGCTCCCGGATTTCGGGACGCAGTTTTTCCATCTCCTGACGGGCCATATCGCGGGCGGTCCACCTCAGCCAATCCCCGGCGGCCTCACGCACCTCCTGCGAGAATGTATGCTCCGGCTCGGCTTCATAGTCGAACTGATGACCGCAACACGGACACGTCACCACCAGCCCTCCGTTGATTGATTTGAGTAGCAGGTTGAGTACCATATCGTATTGTTTTAGTCGCTCATCGGAATATCCGCGCTGCTTGAAGGCAAGGCGGATAAAATCAGCGGCTTCTCTCAGTTGTTCGACTGTGCCGGATTTGAGTCCGACAAAGTAGGTATTGGGGTTTGCGCCCCAGCCCGTGAGTGTGGAGTATTCGAGCATACGCCATTTCAAAACTTTGCGGCGGTCCTCCTCATCGCGGGCAAGTGCCTTTACACCGATAGAGTGTTCCAGCGTGCGTCCGGCCTCGTGATACAGCATATAATCGGCGAGTATGTCCTTCCCGATTTGCTTGTTGAGGTTGAGCTGCCCCGTCATGATGAGGTTGCTGTCTTTTTCCTCTCCTGACAGCGGAACGCCTAAAAGCTGGCGTGTGTCATGGTTGAGGAACCATCGCATTTTTTTGATGTCATTCAAGAGTGTTTCCTGAAATGACCCGGGCATCGAGATGTCGTGCTGTGAGTCCTCGATGCCAATACCGTTCACCGCTACGGTGACGATACCCTTTGTCGTTACGTCAAGAGCCTTAGTTTCGTACTGGAGGCTTTTCATCGTCTCGTTCATTACTTTCTCCTTTCGAGGGTTTATTGTTATTATTTGGGTTGTTGTCGTTGTTGTCGCCGGCTTGCCCGGTGTTAATCTGGATCTGCGGCGATTGCCCTTTGATTACCGAATCCACTTTGGCTATCTCCTCGGGGGTCATCTCAAACTTGACCTTATCGAATATTTCACCGTCAAGTGAATCCTCGTGAATTTGGGCACGCCAGTCATTTATGGAAATCAGTCCGTTGTTGAACTGCGTTAGGCACCTTTCGTTCACGAGCTTCTTGACCTCCTCGCTCTCTTTCAGTCCGATTTGCAGACACGCAACATCGCTGAAATCGCAGTCAATGTAAAGTCCTTTCTGTTCAAGCCCCAGGAATGAGGAAAGAGCCTCGCAGAAACGCTTGGCCGCCGGTATGATGACTGACGTATATACGCTCTTCTCGGCAGTGTCCTGGTTGCTGAATGTCGATTGGTCTTTGCGTGGTACCAAGACGGAAGGAATACCGAAGACCGATGCAATCTTGATGGCATCTTCGAGCGTTTCATCAAAAGGTTGCAGCTCCGAGATAGAGAGATTGGTCCGCACGAAATTCACGGGAATGTCAGTGACGGCCCATGGAGATTTACCCTCGCCAATGCCATATTTGCTTTCCACTTGCTTGCGGAGTTCGTCTTTCTCCGCCGGTTCAAGAGCGACTGTGCCGGTGGGGTCTTCCTTTTGAGCTACAATGAAGCCGAGGGCGCCACGTTTCAAATAAATTACATTGCGGGCCTCATATACTGCGATGAGGTTGGCAATGGGCTTCTTGACTGAAAGCAGGCGGCTATTGGCCTTGAGGTAGCCATTGCCCTTAATCAATTCGGGTATTCCGTCACGGTCATGCCATACCTGGTAATATGGAATCGTGAGTCCGGAATATGGGCCGAGGTCGAGTGTATAGCCCTTAATCAGCTCCTCTATCTTGGCGATGCCAAACATTGGAACACCATAGCTGTATTCCATCGGCTTGACCTGAACAAGATGAGCGGGCAGGCTCCAATAGTTGGAACACCATTGGAATTTGATTGCGTCGGCCGTGATGCTTTCCGGCATTGCTGCACGGAAGAAAGCGTTGCCGGTGGCCATCTTATACACAAAATGCTGATAGACTATCTCCCGCCATGTCATTATCGGGTTCGGCTGTTTGAGTATGGCATCGGCGCCGAGTCGGTTGCACCATACCAGACTATCGTCTTTGGTACGCTTCAAGTCAAAATGCGCCTCAGATATTCGCTTTGCGATAAAGTCAATCGGCCAGAATATCTCCGGGATTGTCTTGAACAGCTCTATGAAATTATTGCCTACGACGGTCGGGTGAATAAGGCCGTCAAGCATTGACATTATCTGCTGATACCTCCACGCATCCTGAACATAAGTCGGCCGGCTCCCGTCATTGCCAGACTGCGGAACGATTTCCGCGCTGGTGCTCACGGGCTCCGGCGATTCTTTGGTTTTGAATATGCGCTGTAAAAAATTCATGCGTCGTGGTTTTACTGCAAAGGAAACCACAAATGCAATCGGTTGAGCCAAATGCCGAAAATCTTGATTTTCCAGCACACCCCAAAATATGAGTTAACTATCGCTTTTACAAACCGTTATGCGTTTTTACGACTTGAAAACGACTTGACAACGAACCGAATGAAGCCACTTAAAACTGCACTCGCTTCCTTGCTCTCTCCGTCCTTTTTGTAGTCCAGGAGATTCGACATGAAAGCAGCATACTCGGCACTCTCGTTGAGTTTGTTCTCGTTGAACAGTACATTGCTCTTGACATAATCGGACGTGGCCGCGATGCGCCGGTCTATGTCGGCCGACTCCTTCATCACCCTTACTCCCGTAAGTGACTTGCGCAGATCCTTGACGAATGGGAAATATGCGTCGGCACACTCTATGATTGTGGTGCCGGACTTTATGGCCACGAGCGTCTGCTTGATTTCCTCGGTCGATGATGTCTCACGCATGGCCACATCGAGAATGTGCCAGCGGTCGCCGCACATCTTCCCGTAAACCATCACAAACTTGCCGTTGACATTGGGCATAGCATAGACAACCTCATGCGAGTATTCGCATTTGGTGTCCGGGTTGTAGAAATGTATCACACCGTCCTTGGCATAGAGATTGCGCTTGCGCTTGTTGGCAAACAGCGTGAACTCATCTTTGAGGGCATCGCATACGATATAGCGGAACGTGTCGGAAAGGTGGCCGTGTTCCTCATAGGTCTGCATCGTGATTTTGTTCTTCACTCTTGTTTTGAGGATAGCGCCGTTCACATCTTTCTGAACGCTCATATAGTCCTCTATCGACGTGCGGCAGTTCTCGCCGATGGTTATTGCCGTGCCGGGAATCTGTCCGTCAAATATGGCATTGATAAATTCGCCGGACATGGCCACGCTTGGATTCCTGTTGCTCACGCAGTCAATGACCTCGATGCCCTCTTTGGACAGCGTGTCAATGAACAGGTCGAGCCAGGAACGTTTTTCCTCATCCATAGTGGTGGCCGCTTTGGTCGAAGCGTCACCATGCAGATATACTTTTTCCGGGGCAAGTTCTTTCAATCGCTTTGCCACGAGCTTTGCAGCCTTGCGCACTGTATTGTTCGGACTCTCGGCGCACGTTTCATCAATCTGCCGGATATGGACAGGCCCCGCCGTATCTATCTGCCAATAGGTACAGGAGATGTAAGGCAGCACGTTGTTGTCGACGCTGATGTGTATCGGTAGTCGTGGGTCATAATTGACCTCAGCCGAGTGCTTGCCCCGGTTGAACGAGCTGAAGAACTCCGAGCCGGTACGGATTACGCCCCACTCCCCCAGGGCATAGACGTTGTAGTAGTCGGGGTCGTTGATGCGGTCTTTCTCAAAGTCGGCAATACATTGCTCATCATAATAGCCGTATGTGCCGTCCGGGGAACCGACAACCCAAAAGTTATTGAGGTAGGTGGACTGGATAACTACCGTGTCCGGCGCGTGCTCCTCAATCTCCTTGGTCCGTGGATTGAGCATCATCTTGGCCGAGTTCATGCGGATTGATTTGACGGCAGTCAAGTCCGAGTGTATCTTTTCCCCGGCGATAACAACGTCCATCGGCACGTCGTGCCATTGCTCCACATCGAATATCTCTTTCTTTATCCAGTGTGTTTCCTTGATTGGGTTGAATGTCGTGATGATCTGCTGGCCGACTTTACCACGCAGACGCTTACGCACCTGCTTGAAATCTTCGCTCTCAAACTCACTCCATTCATCGAGCACAACGCGCTTGTAGTTCGATATGCCCTTAATCTTTTCCGGGTCATCGAGTCCACCGAAATCTATCTTGGCGCCGTTGGACAGACAGATTATCTGCTTAACTCCGTCCTTGAACTTGAACCGGCTGAATATGCCGAGCTGCTTGGCCGCTACCTTGAAATCTTCATAGATAGTCTTTGATATGCTGGCGCCGACCTTACGCATTACAAGAGTGTTCTCGCCATCAAAGAGCGTCATTATGAGTATGAGCTGTGCCACGCTGTAAGACTTGCCGGAAGATGAGCCACCGAACAGAATAATGAGGCGTATGGCCGTATCCTGGAGGAACTTCATCAGATGGAATCCGAGTGGATTGAGTTTCTTGTAATTGATTTGCATTGGAGTTTACAATTTGAAAGGCTGTAAGGCGGTTTTGCTTACCCGCTTTTGTATTTCCCCGGGAATTTCTGTATCCGCTTTGACAGATTGTAATGAATTTCCCTTATTTTGCTTACACTTGCATTACTCATCGTCATCATCAAAACCGATGCGCAGCTCTCCATTGACGCTGCTTTTGGAGTTGATGTTGATGTCCTTGGCCGACGCGAAGCCGAGGACGTCAATCAGACGCTTGCGGGCGGCATCCTTGTCGACGTCTGGAATGAGTCTCTTGCCGGAGCGCGTGAACTTTAACAGCTTCCTGATTTTCTTCGGTATCTCGTGCATGTACCTCATGCGCCAGTTGCCGCTCTTCTCGTCTTGTATCCACAGTTCCAGCGGGTCAAGGTCGAGGATGTTCACGTCGTCGCTGATGATGCGCTCGCGTGTGATTGATGCGAGTTGTTGCTGCTCCTGTTGAAGCTGTTCTATCCTTGCTAATATCTTGCTATTATCCATGAGTCTTGACGCGTTGCTGTAATGCGTGGCCGCCTGAGCGTCATTCTTGCAGTTGTAGGCCTTTCGGTAGGCCGTCACGAGTATGCCTCTCGTGTCTGTTCCGTAGCCGTCAACAACGTATTGGCAGAATAACTCCTGCTGATGCGTGAGGCCGTGTCTGTTCTTCACTCTTGCCATATTGATGATGTCGTTATATAATCCGTGGGGAAAGTTGTATATAATTCAGAAGGGAAATTGTAAAAATGAGGATTCCAATGAGCGCATGGACTTTTACGGATGCTTTGCCATTTGTCAAGGTATTTGTTAAAGTCCTTTGGCTTTAACCCGCCCCTTAAAAAATTTTGATGTAGGCGTTGAATTTTGCCCGCTGACGGCCCGCCGTGGCTATCTGCGGGCGATTCATAGCCGGGATATGGTGGGGATTGTCCTGGATTCATCGCCGGGAGACGGGATATAAACGGCCAAATCCCACCCCTCGGCCGTGGCCGTGAGGTGGGGATGTCCCATTTGTCCATTCGTGTAATTTTATTTCTTGCCATCGTAGTAATCAATAGCGACTTTGAGAAGGCCGTCATGAACGGTGGTGTAGTCCATTGGTACAATCGGAAGTCGAGTGTCAATAGATTGTTCCAATCGGTCTTTCTCCCGTATTTCCGGAACGAAATTGCAGGTTGTAAGTATATCGCCGATTCCGCCGAAGTTGAGAGTCCGGGCCTCACGCAGTGCATTGTCAAGAGCAAAAGCGTACTCCCGGACTGATGTTTTCTCGGGATTGGCGATGTTGATGAGCGGCAGATTGCACCCATAAGCGTAGATTAGGCCCTCAACCACATCGTCAATGTAGGTGAAGTGGCGCACGTTTCTGCCCCCGTTGTATATGGTCACAAGGTCTTGGTTCATCAGACACCAAAGAAGAGTACCTTGACGCGGATTGGGGCCATATACGTTATGCAGTCGGGCGCCGGTGGCCGAGGGCAGATAGATCAGGGCATACTCCTCGGCGAAATGCTTTGTGATGCCGTAGAGTGAAGTTGTGTTCGGTGGGTTTGCGGTTGATGATGAGGCATACACCAGCTTCGGCTTGTTGGGGTGCTTGGCGCAAGCGTCAACAACGGCCATGAACGTGTCGATGTTGTCTTTGCGGATCTGAATCAAATCCGTGTTGAAGACGGAAGTCTGGGCGGCAAGGTGAAATACAATGTCGATGTCATCGGCCATGTACTTGGCGATGTCGGCGGCTTCCTGGCCGTTCTTGCGGTCGATGCCTATGACCTCTATGCCGCGCTTTTTGAGGGCGAGCGAGAGCGCACGGCCTATAAATCCCTCGCTGCCGGTGATTATTGCTTTCATTTTTGATATTTTTTTTGGTCTATTGGATTGTATGTGAGAAAAAGGTGTTATCTTTGCAAAAAGATATTTCCTCAATCAAGGAGAGCCACGATGTCGGAACGGTGGGTGGAGTTGAAATACTCCTGAGGAGCGGATTCGAGATTCCGCCACTTGATTGAGATTTTATAAGAGTATGCCATCGGGTGTGCTCTTTTTTTATCTGATTTTCGTAAAGTTGTGTTGATTGAATTCAGTTCCACTTGATGTATAGGCGGTAATGAAGTTGACAACTCGCTCTTTCCCAGTCGGTAATTTTAAGCTATAATTGGGGTGTACGACATACTTAACCTTTCCGTCGAAATACACAAATTTATTACCATTGCTATCGTGATATAAGCTCATGCTCCTCCTACGTTCTGGAAATGACGCCAATCTCGCGGGTGATATGTCTATTCCCTTATCGGCGTGCAAATCTCTCATTGTATGCGCAATTTGTTTAGGTGACATATATAACTGGCCATTTCCAATATCAATTCCATGTGTTGAGGCATACTCTTTCAGGTCAGCTTCAACTTTTCCCACCGTGAAAGGAGATTGTTTGGAATAACCATCTCTCTGAATATCGGCAATAACACTCATTATCTTACCGTGAATAGCAGATGGACCTCCACCCCCTCGTACACCGCCGTATGATTTAGCCATTGTTGACCTCCTCCTTGCGGCTGTTGCGCTGGTCCACTTGGTAAGGGTCAACGTAGATGAGTCCCCGTTTGTCTGCAATAAGATTTACACAATTCGCCGCCGCCATAAACAATCATATTCGGCGTTTCCACTCCGGAAATCTCTTTTGCGATTTGCCATTCTGCTTCCAGATGACACAACTCGCCCTCGTGGCCGCGAGTCGCAAATGCGTTGTAGCCTTTAGGCACTCCGAGCTTATTCAACTCACGGAACTTCGGCGCTACGTTGAGGTCAACCCATACACGGACACCGCACTCCTGAAGCCATCGGGCAATCCAACGCTTTTTATACAGGAGTTGCAGGCCGTAGGCTATGGGTGTAGTTTGGAACAGCGAGAAGTTAGGCTCTACCGCTTCCTGACAACCGCTCTGCACAAGTCGCTCCGGGCGTTGCCAGATGTTGTTGAATCGGTAGTCATCGACATAGAAGTGATATGTGGCGATTCCTCGCTTGGCGCGTGGTGTCACTCCCCATCCGGCGAACGGCAAAAGCAGGCCGCCAGAAGGCTGCAAGTCCAATAATAAATTCGGAATCTCAAGCTCGTTGTCGCTTGGATACAAACGATCCTGTGCGATGGTTCCGTGCGTCGTCTCCATTGTGATGTGTTTGATGATGTCAATGAATAGACCGCAAATGTATTACAGGAAACTTCTCATTCGCCAAAATCACGGAAATGTTGAAATTCTCAGTTCCCCCACTCTTTTCTTATTATTCGTTGGAAATCACAGCATTATTGACATTGTACAATTATTTTGAACGAAAAACGAGATTTGAGAACCTGACAGCAGCCTATTCGGGGCACGACGATGGAATTTCATTTTGGTGGTGAAATATGGCCTTGCGGTAGATTTCAGCACAACGCCATTCGAGCTGGCAACCCTGGCTCTCGCTCCAGCCGGAAAGCAGCAGGATAGCGTCACACTCCATGAGCGCGGCGATGTCCTGGCCCATGTAGTAGGAGTAGCGTTTGTTTGGCTCCGGGCACACGTCAAACGGCGTGACTGGCGTGTGTCCCATCTTGGCTATCGCATCCGCGTGGCGCTTGGCACGGGCGCGGCATCTGTCTATATCGTGGCCGGATATGGGCAGTGAGATGTATATTCGCATTTATGGTTGGTTTATTTGGTTTGACTTATATGTTATTTTGATAATGTAAAGATAGTCATTTTCAGCGGATTACAGGCAGTAAATCAGCCACCATTTTAATCATAATCCGCCAAAAATGACCACCTTAACATTTCTCAATAATTGTCACAACCGTCTTATCCAGATCACGGCACAAGCTCATCAAATAGTCCAGGCTGACGTGGCGATAGAGCCGCGTATTCCTCCCGGAAAAATTCCTCTTTGGTTCTCCCGTATTTCTTACCCTTCCGGGTGTGGACGTCGAATGTATAGGGCGGAATGGGGATTGGAAAATGTCTGACATCGTCCAGCCACCGCTCTACATCGACATCGTGGCGGTCGTAGACAAGATTTTGCAGGTGGTCGGCGTCCCTGCTCTTGCGGCACTCGCAGAGCAGGAGCACCGCCTTGCTGACGAAGATGCGGCCCTTTGGTTCGGCCTTGTTTTTATTGACCAACTCGTGACCCTGCCAAAGAGCCTCGATTTCCTTCGTGATGAGACCGTAGCAGTCCTCGGCACTGATGGTGAACAACCGCTTCCATACATAGTCCCGGTAGTTGCTGTGCCACAGCTCCAGAGCAAAGAATCCGGCCACTCTTGCGTCGGCTCGCCGGATTGCTTTCTGCATTGCGCTGCTGACCTCGAAAAAGTCATATCCTCCTATGGTTCGTATTTGCATAGCTCTTATGTTTAATATCCTTGTTTTCAGTAAAGTTAACCATAAAAAGCGGATGGCGGGCAACTGATTGCCCGCCATTTTTACACCTTAACTTTTACTGACATTTGAGTCAGAATTTGAACTTGCAGGCTATGTTATATTCCACGAGCTGCTTTGTCTTGTCCTTGCCGTTGTTGGTCGCACCCTTGATTATGATGCTGTCTCCGAAGTGCTTCCTGATGAACAGAATCGAGCGTCGTTCTTCTTCCTGGTTCCTGAACGCGGCCAGACCTCCGGCATTGACAAACGTGCCTTTTTGGGCGAAGTTGTAACGCAGGTCGGTGAGTATCCGGCGCTCCTTGTATTTCATGTAGCACGAAATCCAGAAGTCCTCTTTGAGCCGTATTTCCTCATTCCACCACACGTTTTTGTTGTACCTCACGCCATAGGCGCAGCCGGTTATCATCTTCGATAGGGAATAATATCCCCACTCGTTATACATAACCGGGGAGATTGCCGAAGTGAAACCGAACAGGTGCACATCGAGCAGGCACGCCATCTCATACAACGATTCGATTATGCGCGTGACCTCGTCCGGGTCTCGGAGAACGCCACACTCTCCCTTTTCGCTGACGAAAAGCTTCTTTACGACGTGGACGTCATCATCGAGCATCATCAAGTCACTGAAATGGCGGGCCATCCAATTACGTTTTGGGATTAGGCCAATCACGCTATCGGGGTGTGTGACAATCTCGCATTCGGGGTTGTACTGCCGGTACAGTTCAGCCTGGCTCTCGGCGACGCAGATTATAGGATTGTTCACGAGCTTCTTTGAGAAAACCCGGTCATGTCGCTTGTGCGAGGGGATAACGATTTTAAGATTGCTCATTTCATACCGCCCTCCAGCGCGGTTCTCACGTCATTAACGTCAATCACGTTGCTCTTGCTGAGTTTGCCGGTCTTGTAGGATTTCATGCGCTGCATGCCCAGGCGCTCGCGGAGCCAGTTGCTGTCGACCTCATTGCCGGACTGGATGATGAAAAGCTCATGCTTCTCATCATACTTGGGGACGAGTGGATAAATGGCCGTGTCATCTGAAATGGAGTCAAACCGCTCACGGAACTCGTCCCTTGGCTTCTCCGGGGCAAATTCCACACCCCAATCAGCCAGTTCCGTTTTGTCCCAATCGTTTTCCATCACGTCCATGTCGTTTTCGCCGAAGCTCACATTGTCCTTTGTGGCATATTCGCGCAACTTCTTTACGTCGGTGTCAGGGCTGAGGATTTTGCACGGCAGTTCGGCGTAGCCAAGCTCCTTGCAGGCCCTCAGGCGCAAGTTGCCGCAAACGACAATATACTTGCCCTCCGGCAGAGGATAAACGATAAGTTCACGCAGCTCCAGCATTTCGGGCGATTCCCCGATGCTCTTTTTCATCGCCTCATAGCGATAATCCCGGAAGAACCGCGGATTCTTCGGCAGTCCTTTTAGTTGCCCCTTGTTGAACTCCAAGAGGCTGATTTGTAATGTTGTGTTTTCGGTCATTGCTATACTGCTTCATCATAATACTTCATCATAGATAGCCATTAACGAAACCTACTCAATCAGCCGGGTGTGCCGCTCTATGGTATCCAGCAACAGCCGCTCGATGTTCTTGCACCCTATGCGCCGGAGGTATGTGAGCGCGGAGACCAATACTTCGGCCGCAGCCTCTTCCTTCTCGCTCCAATCCGGTTGGTTATCGCTCGGGAAGTCTGTGGCATCAAGCAGGTTCCGCCAATTCCGCGATATGTCGTACAGAACCGTACGCGAGGATGACATGTGCGTGATCTTGCCGCCGGCAAGCGCTATCTCCTCGCACTTGGCGGCTTGTTTATTCAGCGTTATGGCCATTGGTAAAGATTGGGTTTTGTGAATGACTGGTTTGTTCTCGCGTCACCGCGCCAGGAGGGGATTTGTTAGTTTTCATGGTTGTGATGTTGATTATAAGTTATTTGGCTATTTTCAATGCCATTGTAGCCACGTTAGTTCCAGATTCATCGAACGCTCCACGAGGTATCTCATGTTGCTCGGCTTTCACGTCTATCAGCCATTGTCGAAACTCCTCGCACTCACGCTCTGATGCCTGACACCAATGTCGGGATGTAATCACGCACATCTCTCCATTATTGGGGTCAAGAGCTTCATACATAGCCCTCACATGTCGGATGTCCTGATTGCCTGAGAACGGAGGATTGGCGAAAATCCTATTGTACAGGCACGGAACACCTTGTGTGAAGTCCTCTCCAACGAGTTTCACACCTGTCATCTTCTCTAATGTCTGTCTATTCTCCGGCATGAGTTCAAACGCATCAACTACAACATCTGGATTGACGCGATGTACGGCTTTTATGATGCTCCCGGATCCAGCACTCGGTTCAAGGATTGTGTAACCGGACTTAACATCGGATAGACTTACGAGCCAGTCTGCCAATGCATCGGGGGTAGCATAGAACTGAAAGTCCTTTTGCAAATTGCACCGCTCTCCCTTTAGGAGAATTGAGGTTACGCGGGTCGCGTCGAAGTCGAAAGTAAAGCCTTGTGTCTTCCCTCCCTGCCATTTGCCTCCGGCTTCCATAATCCACTTTTTCACCTCTGCATAAGACTTAGGATTTAATTGCACGTCGGGTAAGTAGAGGATATTATTCTCAAACCGGCAGTGCTGCAATACTTCTTGCACACCCCATTTCTTTCCAGCTTTTGATTTTTTGCTGTCGCCCTGGTTTGTATCTTCCTCGATACCCATCAGCTTTTCAAGAGACTTCATGACTTTAAGTCCGGCCTCCGTCGCTTTGTTGACGTATTGGAGCAAGACCATCATAAATTCATTGTCAACATGGAAACCGTCTTCAAGATAGATGTTCTCTTTCTCTATCATCTCGGGAAGATTGCAAACCTCAATAAGGGTCGCATTGAGTAGTCGTATTAGATTTTGTTTAGATTCTGTCATTACCAATTGATGTTACGGTTAATTTCCTTACGCTGCTCGTCTTTGGAGCGTTGCAGATATAGCCTTGTAGTGTCCACGCTCTCATGACCAAGCAATTCGGCCAACTGAACAACATCTTTGCATCTCGCAAGATATTGTTTGGCAAAGAAGTGCCTGAACGCATGACAATGCGCCTTTTCCTTTGGGAATCCGGCTTTGTCGGCAAGATATTTCAATTTTTGGTCAAGACCTCTTGAAGATAATTCTCCGCCGCGGGCAGAACACTCAATTAACTTCTGGTCTGGTTCTATGCCAGCTGTTTTGATGTATTCTCGTATCTCCTGGCTCAGTGATTTGGGGAAGTAGATAATTCTTATCTTTTTGCCCTTGCACTTTGGTGCTGCCTCTCCATGTAGGATGTCCGAGAATTTGATTTGGTCAAGTTCCGACCGCCTCATTCCCGTCTGGCCAAGAGTGCGGACAATCCAATAGAACCGCATCTGCCCGTTATTCCTTAGCCATTCAAGGAAATTGTTGTACTCGGTTAGAGTCGGAACATTCTCAACAGACAGGGTTGCCGGAACGTGTATCTTTTTCAACTTGACAGGCTTCTTTACATACTCTCCATATTGCGTCAGTGTCAGCATGTAGAGGTTGAGGGTCTTTGGGGAATGCCCCTCTGCCTCTTGGGTTGATATGAAACTGCGGCAATTCTCCAAGTTGAATTCAGTGAAGTATCGAAAGAATTTCTTCATATGGTCGCTTTTCATTCTTATCGATGATGGAGAATAATCGTACTGCTTTTCACACCAAGAGATAAAGCCCGATACCTTGAGCTTATTCGCATCTGACATGGTTTCCAACGGCTTGACGATTTTTTCCTTTTGTCTTCTTGCCCGACCGAACCTGATGCCACAGAAATAGAAGAAATCCCGTAGTATCTCTATTTGTGCCGGAGTAAGGTTGCACTTGTTTTGTGAAATATACTCTTTGCAATCTTTCTTATTCAAAGCAGCCCCAGCCTCTAAAAATCCACATATAACCGCAACTCTATTACCACTATAAGGTCTCTGCGTCGCAGGAAGGGACAGCAGATAATTGCCAAGAAGTTTAGAATTATCCATATATTTACAAAATGTCAGCACCAATATCTGTGGTGGATATTGGTGCCGCGGGTGGTTGATGATTGTTGTTACTTTTTCTTCGGGTCTTGCAGTTGCTCGCAGATTGCCACTCGCTTGCCCGCTCTTACCAGCTTGGGCAGGTAGGTGTCGAGTGCGTGGTGTGGAAATCCGGCCAGTTCCAGATGCTGCGCCGAACCGTTTGCGCGGCACGTTAGGGTGATGCCGAGGATTTCCGAAGCCGCGATGGCATCGTCGGAAAAAGTCTCGTAAAAGTCGCCCACGCGGAAAAGGAGAATTGAGTCGGGATGCTTCTTCTTCATTTCCTCATACTGCTCCACGAGTGATTTGTCCGAGGTGGCCTCGTGGATTACCGACTCAGCTTGGTCGGCTTTCTTCTCTGTTTTGATTTTCTTGCCGTGAACATCGTAGCCAAGTTCACGGAGCTTTTCTGCGTTCTTTTGCAAATCCTTGTCGAGTTTCATGTTGATTGCGTGGACCATCTCCTGATGTGCCTTTGGCTTCCACTCGGCGAGTACGAGGCTGGCGCAGTGCTGATAGAGCTGATTGTATATGATGTCGGCGCTTGCGATGATGTTGCGGATTACCTCACGCATCCATAGAGGACGGTCGGCCTGGTTCTGCTTCACCACCTCGATAAACTCTCTGTCAGAGGGTTTGCCGTAACCTTTGTGCTGGTATCTCTTTTTAAGAAACTCATTACCGCAGAGTGTAAAGAGTATGATGTCAAACGCAAGTTGCTCCGCATCGCTAATCTCTCCGGCACGGGTTGCATATCCGAGATTGCCGGCCATTTCACGCATCTGGGCCGTTACTTTTTCCAGAGCGATTTCTTTGAGTCGCTGACGTTTCTGCACGAGCTTCATCGCGTCGACCGATTGCGCTGAGGTTGCAGGGGTTTCGGACTTGGACGTTTCTTCGTCATCGCCACTCCCGCCTTTGAAATATCGCCACTCCTCTTTGACCTGCACACGGTCATACTGGAAGATTCGGAGACAACGGAACACCTTACCCTGTTCGATTTTGCGTTTGAGCCGCTTGTCGTTAGCATTGTAGCAACACTCGCCCTCGAAGATTTCATTGGACTTGACCACCTCAAAACCATTATCGCGGATAGCCTTGTATATCTCCGCTTTGAGTGCTTTGGCCCCGGGGCTGCACCAATCGTCGGTGTCAATGATGACTATCTTTCCAGTTTCAAGCGGAGAACCGAAGGTTACAAGACGCTCATTGTATTCCTCGAGCTGTCTGAGGATAAAGGCGCAGTGCTTCTGGTAGAACATCTTGCGGTCGGTACATTTTCCGGCATCTTCCGTTTTCATTTCCCAGAAAAGACAACCATGATTTGCGGTATTGAGGTTGCAGGAGGCGCAGGCTCGGCCACAGCCACCCTCAAAGTCCTCGTCCTGTTGATTGTCGGTCTGGTACCAGGGAGCACCGTCGATTTTCATAAACAGCGACTGGCAGAAGCTCTCGGCGGTCTCTTTTGTGAATCCCTTGGAGTTGTTCGAGTATGAGGAGTGATAATTGCGCTGATGTTCCTCGTCGAGTTTGGAGATTGTCATGGCGGCAGCTATGCTCATTTTCTCATCTTTGACTGCAACCATCAACTCGGGTATGAGGCTGTTGAGCTTGCAGCGGTCCTGGACGAAGCGCACGCTCTTTCCGAAGCGGAGAGCGACATCCTCCGCCGAACTGCCTTTTTTGATGAGCTGGTCAAATGCGAAGGCTTCTTCGATGGGGTCGACGTTCACTCGCTGCAAGTTCTCGGTGATCATCGCGTCGAAGGCCTCATCATCCGTCATTTCACGGACGATTGCGTCAATTTTGCTGAAACGGTCGTATGATGAGCCTTTGGGAGCCACGACATCCATGCCGCTCCACTTTTCGGAGAGTCTGCGCATTGCCCGGAAACGGCGCTCACCGCAGATAAGCTCGTAGTGGGTTTCAACGCACCACTCTTCCTGAAACAGAGGATTGCCAAGTTCAATCGGACGGACGGTTATCGGTTGCAAAAGGCCCTGCTTCTCGATATTGTCCGCCAACTCTTGCAGGTCCTCCTCCCCGAATGTCTTTCGGGGGTTCATCGGTGACGGATGCACCAATGACAAGGGAATCGTTTTTATTTCCATAATCTGTTTTATTGGTTTGACTTATAGTTTGTTATACTGTAAAGTTAGTCATTATTTACGGATTTAGAAAATATATCGGCCTCCATTTTTACTCCATTTTCGTCGGATGATTCCGAAGAAATTGCGCCTGGCGCATTCATCAAACACCGGCATGTCTTCCGGCTCGATTTCGACAGGAGACCATCCGTTTACCGTTGTGTAGGCCGGGATGCCGAAACGCTTGCGTATTGCGGCTATGGCTTCCGGGTCCCTGGTGTTCCAGCGGATTATGAGCCGTTCAGCGGTTGGGGCGATAGGAGTCATTTTCAAAAATCACTGATGTTATCATTTCCGTAAAGCGGTCGTAGATACGCTCGCCGTATTTTGCTTTCAGTTCATCTACGTCAAGGTTGGTTGTGATGATTGTCATGCGCTGCTGTGCGTATCTCTCGCCAATGAGGTCGATGAGGGGCGTGTGTATCATGCCGTAGACCATAACTTCGCGCGGCTCCTCCCCGAGTTCGTCGATGATAATCATCGGCTCGCGGAAAATGTCGTCATACTGGTCATATTGCTCTTTGAATTTCTCACTTGCTGCACATAACCGGCAGATGTCCTTTGCTGTGTAGAATCTGACATTGGCTCTCCTGGAATAACCGTACTCACGCTCGGTAATGTAGCCGATGAGCCAAGCGAGAGCTTTGGCAAGTGTTGTCTTGCCGTTGCCGTACAGGCCGCACAGCATGAGGCCGGGTGTGCCGTTAGGGTCAATTAGCCAGCGGGCGATTTGCCGGACGTGGTTTTCAGTGTCGGCATCAAAGAGAAATGAGCCACCGCGATACTCGACAACTGCCTGCATCGCTCCCTTGATGAGATTCACGGCAGTTTCTTCGGGAACCTCAACGCTGAAACGAGCCTTTGAAACCTTTTCGTTTTTCAGCTGCTGGCTCACTTCCCCTGCGTCCGTCAAATTTATCAACTTGTCGAGCTTCATTTGATTCATTCTTTTTTTCTTGCTCCTCCCGATAGAAAATCCATTTGTTAGCTTCGCTTTCCCATTTGGTGCGTTCTACTACACTACGTCCACGCTTGTTTATCCAGCCGTCGGCGTTGAAGGTGTCAAAGAAAAGCGCGGCGGATGCTTCCCAATTCTCCAATCGCTTGTCAGCATCAACGGCGAGGAAATGTTGTCTGATCTGTTCAAGCGTCGGCGGAGCCGGTGGCGGATCTTTCTCGGCCTTTGGTTTCCGTCTGGCCGATTTTTTCTCTTCCTCTGCAAACAACGAAATTTCCGGTTGAGCTGGAACAGCAGTATCTCCGTTAGGAGATTTAATTGTTTTAGTTTTAGTTTTATTATAGGCGGGCGTGTTAACGGGCGCGTTTACGGTAGTGTTTGCGGTATCGTTAACGGGCGCGTTAGCGGTATTTTTAACGGTATTTTTTACCGCCAAAAAATTCTCCCAAGGAAATATCCACCCTTCATCAGTCTTTTCCGGGAAGCAATACAAAGGTGCTGACTCTCTTTTTTTACCTTTACGGAACTCTATAAGACCGCGCCCGCCGAGTCTGTCTCTGATAGCACGAAATGTCTTTTCATTCATCGCCATCAGCGCGACTGCCCGTGAGTTGGAGAGGGAGAACGGATTCTGCCATCCTAACCTATTGCATACGTCCAGCAATCGAAAGTAGACGCACGCTTCCGAGGGAAGAAAATCCTTCATCTCGACCTCCTGCCAAAAGCGGTTGATTAGTTCGATATAATTTAGGTTCATCGGTAAAGTGGATATTTGTTGAGAGCTTCCTCAATGTACTTATCCTTATCAAGGCCTATGTAGGAACACACAGCGGTTATGAACTCTATCAGTCCGCGGCACACCACATAAGTGGCTCCGTGACGTTCCACAAGAGCCTGCCACGCTTTCTGCGCGTCAGATTGGTTGCCCGCCTGACTGCCCTTGCGCTTCGGCACCTTCATCTCGATGCAAAGCGAGGACTTGCCACTCGCCGGATAAAGCAGTATGAGGTCGGCCACACCTTTGACCTGCCCCTCATATACCATCGTGGCGCCGGCACGTCCACCCCTCCACCCTCCGTTGGGCACGGAGAAAAGCAGATTTCCTACATGAGGGAAAGTCAGCCGGAACCACGCCACACAGATGTGCTGGATTTTGGACTCCGTGTAGGACTGCTCCAATTCAGATATTTCATTTATGGTCATTCTCTGTAATGTTGTTGGTGATTTGGTCACACTCATTCATAAGCCGGACTATCTTCCGGCATCTCTCACGATTGCCCGGGGCCTCATCAAAAAACGATATGGCCTCCCACTGAGCCCCGAACAGAGTGCCGTCGCTCTGCCACCTCAGAATGAACACCTTGCCGCCTTTGACGGCAAACTTGAATCGTTTCTTCATAGACGGTCACGGAAAAGACTCATCGTTATGTTCACCATATCCTCCTCTATTTGGGTTGTCGTGCCCGTCACCTCGTTGGCGATGTTTTTCTTGGTCTGGATAACGCTGTACATGTAGCGGTCGATTGTCTTTTCACCGAGGAAATAGTAGCAGTTCACGGCGTTCTTCTGCCCGTTGCGGTGGGCACGGTCCTCGGCCTGCTCGCAGTCGGAATATGTCCAGGGGAACTCGATGAACCCCACCCTGCTCGCAGCCGTGAGCGTCAATCCCGTACCGCCGGACTTGTAGTTGAGGATTATGAGCTTGCATGACGGGTCGTTCTGAAAGCGGTCGACGGCGTTCTGCTTCTGGGCGATGTTGTCGGAACCTGTGACTGTAACTGCGTCCGGGAACTCTTTTTTAAGAGCGTCCACAACATCCCTGAGATACGCGAACATTATCAGCTTCTCGCCTCCGTCGATGATGTCATGGATGAACTCGGACACAGCCTTTATCTTACCCTTGGCAGCTATCTGCTTGAGGATATTCATCCTGACCATGACTTCACCGCGCAAGGCGCGAGCGACACGGTCGTCGCTCGCGTTCTGGTACTTCCGCAGATACTCTATCACGTTGTTCTCGGCATCCTCGTACTCCTTGCGGTTGGTGATGTCGCAGGTCACATACTGGCGCGTCTTGTCGGGCAGCTGCGTGAGGACTTTGGATTTCTCCCTACGGAAAAAACAGCAGCTCCACAGTCGGTAATTCAGTTCCCGCAGATTGGAGGATTGCTTCGGCCCGTCACAATAACGGCGGACGAAGGATTTGTAACCGCCGAAGTCATCAAGCCGTTCGAGTATCTTGAGCTGCTGAATCAGGTCGGTGTTGTTGTTGACGACTGGCGTTCCGGTGAGGGCGAACACCCACCGCTTGCCCTTGCAGATGCCCTCCACATACTTTGACTGCTGCGTTTTTGAGGACTTGCATTTGTGGCTCTCGTCAATGATGATTGATTTGAACAACCTGACGCGCTCGTCAAATTCAATGGATTTGAGCGTCATGCGGGCCGTGTTCCTCACGTCTCTTACAAAGAACTTCTTCAAGCTCTCATAGTTGACGATGAACACCGGCGACATGGCCTCGCCGTCCGGGCGTTTGAGTTCCCAGAAGCGGTGCCAGCTGTCACGGTTTTTGTCATCGAGTATCACGGCATTCACTCCGGCAAACTTCTTGAACTCACGCTGCCAGTTGACTTTCAGCGCCGCCGGGCAGATGACAAGAACCGGGAATGACTCTCCGTAGGTCGCGGCCTCCTTGTGAGCCTTGACAACAGAGCATATCGCCTGGAGCGTCTTGCCGAGTCCCGGCTGGTCACCGAAGATGCAACGCTTGTGGTCGAGAGCGTAGCGAACCCCCTCCAACTGGTAAGGATAGGGATTGAGCAGCATGAAATGGTCGCCGGTGAACTCTTTCATCGGCGGTATCTCATAGACTACGTCATGGGATTCGCTGCTTCTCGAAATGCTCGAACAATACCGCTGCTGAACCGCCCATTGCGCGAATGTCTCCACATACCACCGGGCGTCACGTTCCGGCGGATAGAGGATGCTCTCCTTCTTTATAATCCACACTTTGTCCGAGGCATCCCATTTGGGGCAACTCGGCACGCGCTTGATTATCTCCACAAGCCGGGGATTGTATTCAAAGGAGAGCCGGAACGTGCCGGGCGTCTCGGTAATGTATATGGGCTTCATGGTTTAGGCCACGCTTTCGACAGGATCTTCTATGGGCGGTACCTCGTCCGGGATTCCGGCGCCGGCGAATGGGTCATCTGGATTGCCGTCGAAGTCAAGTTCTGCCTGAACGACCTCCCATTTACGATTCACGATGTACTGCTCCACCTCGTAAAAGAATCCTTGAACGGCCATGTCGAACTCATCGGTGTGGCTCCAGTCAAATGTTTCGGAGTCAAGCTCGATGCCGGGGGAGTTGAGGTTGAGAATCCGCGAGGTGAACAGTGTGCGCTTGCCCGTGAGGGTCACTATCTGATTGCCGCCATCACCGCCGACCGACACGCCCGTCACTTCCAACTTGCGGAGGAGGTCTATGGTGTAGGCACCGTCAAGGTCGTCCCAGTCTATCCTGTCCGCTTCTTTCTGCTCTGTTATGTCTGCGAGGAAAGGGACAAGCTTGGCTATGGCCACCCGCATGTCGTTGTGGCATTTGTTCTTTCCCTTGATGGTGATTTCATTGCCTTCGGGGTCGATGTAGACCGCCTCGACGCTGCCTCCCTTGCAAAGTTTGGCTTTCTTGATCTTGATGTTCATGTTCTTGTGGAAATTAAAGTCGGACGGCCATCGCTGACCGTCCGACGAGTTATCTGATTCTATACTCTGAAATGAATGCCTGATAGTTCCTGTCTTCTGGGAGTGGCAGGCTGATGCCAAATTCAGTGGCGGCATCGGCCTTGACTTTCTCCAGATAGTTTGTCATCTGCAAGGTGTTGAGTTCAGTGGTGCTGCCGACCACCGTCACCCATCGGCCTCCTATGACGATTTGTCTGGCGAGGAACTTTGCCTTGTAGTAGTCGTGGAAGTCATCCTTGGACTGGCCGGTGGCCTCCTCCATGCACTTGTACCACATCCACATCAATGAGTTCTGCGATATGGTGCGGGGTTGCGTTTTCCTGACTATCTTGACCGTGTATTCGCCATTGCGGAGCAGTGAGCACATAAGATTGAAATCCCTGTCCATCTTCACCACTCCGTCAACTTTGGAAAGGTTCGCGTCCACCGCTAAGTCGGGAACGGAAGATTAGAGGCAGTCGGGCCTTGCGGATATGACGGCGGGGGCGCCATCTGCTGCGGATATGACGGCGGGGCCTGTGGCGGGGGCGCGCTCTGCTGCTGCGGCTGATACAGGGTGACGCTCTGGCCTTTGATGGTGTTGAAGATGCGCCCGTTGTATTCACGCCCGTTGACGTATGCCTCGACGGTGACGCGCTGTCCCGGATAGAAGTTGGCGAGCTGAGCCATCTTGTCGCCGCTGAACTCGATGACCACGAAGTTCGGATGCTGCACGCCGTCGCGCTCCCACGAGTCGTTCAGTACCAGTTCCTGCTTTTGGAAGGGCGCCCCACCCGTCTTTGACGGAACCACGATAACCTGGGAGATGGAGTGGATGAGGGAGGTTGCTGTTAGTTTTATCATTTGTCTTTTAGTTTGATTGTCAGTCCACCCTTCTTTGGCTTTCGGGTGACATATTTTTTATAAAGTTCTGGGTTGTCGGCTTGGAACTTTTTAGAGTCAAACACGTTTGACAGGCTGTCCGCGGCGATGCTGGCGCTGAAAGTCCCGAAGTCGCATGATTTGACATTGTGCTGCTCCATCGCCGCCCTCAAAGCCCTCTTGGCCTCGTCGAGCTTTTGCGCCGCCTCTTTTTCCGCTTTAAGCAGTCCTGTGAAATAATCCACCACATCGGGTGGGATTACCGGCACTTGAGTTTCCTGTACAGCCGGAAGATTGCCGATACCGAACACCGAGGGATTGGGGTGGAAATATGCCGGCCCGTTGTCCGTGAAGACATATTCGGTTTTGAGCAGTTCCTTGACAAGTTCCGTGGGCTTGCGTTCGATGACCCAAAAGGCGGCATTGTCGGTGCGGAGCCAGTTGCAGGCCAGCCCCTCGACTTTGTGTCCGGGATTCTCGGCCTCGAACAGCTCGGCGTAGACGGACAGCTGCCACGAAAGATACTCCTTGAGCGCGTCCTCGCCGTTGGAGAAATATTTCGGATTGAAATATCCGCAGGTCGGATAGAGCTTGATGTTGTTGGTCTTGGTATCGACAAGCCATATACCGTCGGTCTCCTTCCGCAGCCATACATTGTCAATCTGCGAAGCATACCTGTCGTTGTCGGAAACGGTTAGTTCGTTTGCCAAAGGCTCAAATCCGTCAAGGTGCCGGATGTAGCTTTCAAGTTCCGCGCCCACATCCCACGTTTCATCGACATATTCTATATTGTCGCGCTCACGGCAACCGTAGCGGGTATGAACTATTTGGGCCGTCTGCTTCACGCCGAGCTGGTCGTAGGTTTGGATTGCGTGGTGCACGGCGGTGCCACGGCTTCCGGCGCGGGGGATGATTCTGTCCTTGACGTGTTCACTTGCATCAGGATACACACCCAGTCCGAGAACTGAGTGTATGAGGCCGGTGATGCCGAGCAACCGCTTATCCCCGAGGTAGTAGCTGTGTTCATCCTCGTTGAATATAACTGGTGATTGCTTGAATCTCATTGAGCACCGTTTTTAAGTTGCTGACTCTTCTGACAGGCCACCTTGTAGAACTCGGTGTTATTCTGGCAAAGTGCAGGGACGGAGGTGGCCCACTTTTGCCAGCACGCCTGGAATTGCTCATTAGTTGTTGTGGCGTTCATTTCGGCGATAGCCTGTTGGAGCTGTGCCCCGGTGAATGCCACGTTACCAACCTGCTGGGGTGGCTGCTCGTCCTTGCCGTGCTTGTTGGTCGCATCCGCGTCTTTGGTGTCGTCGATGGCGAAAAGGCCGTTGAGGGCATACTTGCGGGCGTATGAAGATGCAGTGCCGGTGATTTGGGAGCCGTCCATGCCTTTCTTGGTCTCGTCCTCGCGGGCAGATGCCGTCGTTGACACGCTCTTACCGTCGGTCACTGAGTTGAGGGTGGCGGTGGCCTTGACATAGACTCGGTTGGCCACCACTATCACTTCGTCGGAGAGCGTGAGGGTGCACTGGACCTCTTTAAGGATTGGCTTCACTGCCGCGAGTATGTCCTCGCAGCTGCGGTACTTGTACTTACCGAAAGAGTTGTACTGGTTTTTCGGTGCGTTCAGCTCCTGCTGAATTTTCAACAGCTGTTCCATAAGTATGGGTTTATTGGGTTGACTTTTAGTTTGTTGCATTGTAAAGTTAGTCAGTATTGGCAAGATGTGCAAACAGATTGGGCGCCATTTCAACGCCTTAACGTTTACTGACATTTGAGCCCGAAACGAGGTGTGTAGAAGTCAAAATTCTTGCGCTCGACATCTACATCTTCCGGATAATATTCGGCTTGCCCAATCCATTTTTCAAAGCACTCCTTGCAGTACCAGTGGTTAAGGACAGCGATGTAACAGCCTTTCTCCGATGGGAGGCAAGACTTGTCACACCAATCACAAACGCAGTGGTCGGAGCCGACCGCATTCATCAGTTCTACTGCACTACATTCAATCAAAAGGAATGGCTTGTCTGTATTTAATATCTTTGCCATCGCTAATTTTATCGTTTTTTAAACAGCCTTCTCATTTTGGACACATATCCCGGTCGTGTGTCTTTCTTGATTTTCTTGATTATGTCGGCCACGGCCGCACCGAACGCATCCAAATCCTCGATATGGACGAAGACACGCTGACGCCTGGTCTTTACCGGGGAATTGCCTTTGGGTATCTCCGATATTGATAAAAAGGGTCTGCCATTGTTATCTTTGAAAGCGTCTATGTAATACAGGCGGGTTCCCGCGCTGACGCGCGCGGTAAATTGGGGTTTCAGTTCCATTCTTGATGATGTATTTTGATGATGTTGCGGGAGCGGAGGGTTCGACCCCTCGACCGTCTCAGCAGCGCGTGTCCTACTCTTATCAGGCCTTTCGGCCACACGAGCTGTGCCAGCGGCGTTTCCTGGCTGTCTCGCTCCCATGTTGCCGCCGGACCCTAAACTGATTGCATGTGGACAATCACACGAAATATCCGGCGGCTGTTTTCAAACTTTGGAATTTGAAAACGCTTATTATCACATTTCCTGTCATGGAGCATTAAGCTCCGGTTTCGCGGCACTCTTGCCGCAGGTGTCCTCACGGATTGGCCTTGTGTACTGACGGAGAGAATCGAACTCCCAATCGGGGCGAGTCTCGTCTGCCTCCTCGTGACTCTTGCGGATTCCATCATCGCAAGCTTCGTCAGCTCCCGCCGTCTTTCCGGCGTGTCAGATTGTCACCTTGGCTGTGGAAAGGCTTTGATTTTTGGATGGTACTCTTATATTTATTTATATGTTGTTGTGGAGCGGGGCGGAGTCGAACCGCCCTAATTCCTTTCGCTCCCGTTCGGACGCCCGTGCTTTCACAAGCTCCGGCGCCCTGGGAATTATACCTATTAATCCTCTTGCATGAAAATTCAGTAATATGTTTGCTCCCTGATACCAGGAGCAGCGCGGCTACCGGAACTTTCACAAGCTACGGCAACCTGTCACATGCCTTCTTTGCAATCATAAGAAAATTTACCATGAAAAAGTTATCAGCTGTCGTAGTGGAGGCGACGGGCGCGACCCCGCAACCGTCTCAGGTCTTTCACGTCACGGAACGGATTGGGACGTTCGCGTGGACTGACATCATCGTGAGCGGCATTTCCTCACTGTCCGCCTCCGTATCGGCCGGAATTACCCGTCCGGCCACCGGGGTCGATTAATGATGACGCCCCGACCCTCACGGGCACTCGCGGGCATCCACGATTGGATTGGTTATCCACCCTCACGGGCTACTTGTCTTAACTATTTTCTCATTTTCCGGCAATGCCGCAGGACATCCGCGGCGTTGCAATACCATTTTCCGTTCTGCACGCTGGCCCGTTTCTCGGCGGCTATCTCGCCCGAGGCTATGTAACCCTCAAGCTTCTTCACGCCTCCGACTATCTTCGCGGCCAGGTCTTTGCCGAACGTCACCTTTTCCATAACCAGGAGTATGTTTTCCAGATGAATCTGTGGACTGTCCACAAATGTTATCAAATTCCTCGGCATGGCTACGATACCCTTATCACGTCAATACATTTTTCGGGGATGTTGGCCCTGGTGCGCCATTTGCATCCCTCCGACACCTCTTTCAGGAGCGATGCCGCCGGCATGGAGCGGATGGTGCTCGGATTATACTCGCTGAGGGGAAACTGAATCACCTCCCCCACTTTCATGTTGCGGAACTTGTCCGCGATGTACTGCCTTTGACTTTTCTTTTCCATATGATTTAAGTTTAATTTGCATCCCCGGGCCAATTCGATTCAGCCGCTCACGCTTTTCCGGGGATTTCCGTAACTTTGCGGTCGCCAAACCTTGAAAATTACGAAATATGACCGATGATGAATTCACGAGATGGATATGTGCGCATGGCTCCATCCCAACTTCTTTTAAACCGGAATGTCCGACGAACTTAGATGAGGCATGGTCAGTATACACGGAGATGCAGCATAAGTCGTTAGGCACTCTTCAAGCGTTAACTCTCCATTGTTCAGCAACAGCCGCCACTCTGCTCGGCCTAACGGCTCTTTTCCAGCCGTCGCTACCGACAGGCCGCATATTTCATATGCTGATGCTTGCTGGTATATCATGCTTATTTTTAAGTTGTCTATGCGGCATCCTCTATAATGTCGGCGCATTTGCAATGCATCGTAAATCAATGCGTATTTTCTTTGAGCGTGCCATAACAGGGCGAGAGGCGATTCATCCCGCAGAACGTGTACGAGCCCCGCTCTGGCTAACACCCACTGCCATAGCCTGCCCCGTTTTGATGCTCTTGGGTATTCTATCTTTCGCCATGCCGGTATTCGCAATGATGTCCTGATCTGGCAGACGATGCCGTTCTCAAAGCCGTTCATGCGCTGTTGTTTTAAGTTTGTGACGGTGGCAGGAGTCGAACCTGCGCCTGCATCTCTGCCGCTCTGCCGTTGAACCACACCGTCTCGCGGAAATCCGCGAAAATCACTAACTTTGTGCTGCTAAACCAAAAATTAATGACTATGAGTGAAATCGTGAAATTCCGCGACGGAACCGTTATAGAATATTGGGAAACCGCCGACATCGCCGAATACCTGGACATCCCCAAACACAAAGCCAAGCGTCTCCATGAGCTTGCCAACAAAGAGTACAAAGTTGTCGGTTATGGTCCTATCGATAAAGAAGATTTTCTGGAATTCATTTCAAAAATCGAGGAGGCAAACGAGAGCCAGCGCCTACAGGATGAGGCCAACGCCGCCCAAATCGTCTATTCGCAGAAAGGCTACTCCCTCAACCGTTTTTCCTTTTTTGTGACCGAGGCTCTGTCTCTTCTAAGAAATATTTGAGGCGGTTTTCATCAGCGCAGTATCGATAACCGCCTTTGCCGCTCTTGCCAAACAGAACAGGCGCGGCGTAGACTTCATTTATCACATCGGATATTTCCCTCTCCGGCATGTGCAGAGTGGATAACAGAGGCGCAAGTGCCCCGGCTATCACATCCCTCATGTCCGGGTCAAACCATAACTGCGAGGTGCTCCTTTCCACCGAGTGGGTAATTTTGATGTCTGCGGACGATACGAGCTCATCTTCTCCGAAATCTATCGAAACCGTTACTTTCATTATATTAGGAATTTTGATTGTTGGGGACGGCGGCAGGAGTCGAACCTGCATTGACCATTGTCGCCAGAAGGCTACGCCGTCCGAAATAAATTACTAACTTTGCAACAGAACCCAAAAAATCAGTAATCTATGAGTAAATATGAATCCAAAGCTAAAGAGATACTCGCTCGCGTCCAAACGTTGACTGAGGCGTTCGAAATCCGCAAAGGAAACAGCGGATGGCCCGACTACTATGTGGCGCCCAAAGATATAACAGGGCAATTTTCGGACATCGTGCTTGATGTCCAAATGCTGTTCTTCTCGGATTCTCCACAACTTCCTTTATATTTCCAGGCAATGAAACTGAATGATAGGGTTGATTTGGTTCAGTCACGCTGTGGAGACCAGTTCAACTACTCCGACTTCACCAATATCAAGGAACTGCTTTCAAAATATCTTGAATACCGAGAGTTCCTTGAAGCAGGAGATTGACACCCTCCCGCGCTTTACCTGAATCCATTCCTACAGCTATGAGTGAAGATATGAGGTTTTCGGCCACCGCTTGCTGCACGGTCGAAAGTTTATTGATGTGTCCAAGATGAAGACCACGCACAACAACATCGCACGTTTGGTCTTTAAGGTTGATGGTGATTGATGTTTCCATACTGATGGTTATTTTGAATTTTTGGAATGGCAGCCGGACTCGAACCGGCGACCTCCGGGATTTCATCCCCAGCGCTCTGTCCGCTGAGCTATGCCATTCAGAATAAATCACTAACTTTGTGGTGCAACCTAAACTTAGTAATTTATGACTCAATTTATCGAATTCACAGACAAAGGAGGCATTAGAAAGCTTCTGAACTTCTCCGCTATTACTGAGATAATCAGCCATAACAAAACGGCGGAGATTCACACTGTCTCCGGCAATGTTATCAACCTGTACGTTGCATTCCAGACTATCAAGGATGCTGTGAAGTCGAACCTTCCCATCCTTGAATGTGGCTGCGAGATATAGGGAATCCTAATACTCTAAGCTCCGAGACGAAAGCCCACTTGATCCGTCGTGTTATTGTGATGCCAAACAGCTTGGTGTCATGAGTTGTCATGCCATTTATTTTCTCAATTCCGCCATCGTTGCCTATGCGGAAGCAATAGCCGTCTGCATTGCTTTTTATAACTTCTATCATCGCTTTCATCTTGAAAAGAATTTGATTGGGAACGGTGGGCGGAATCGAACCGCCGACCTCTACGCTTTCGCGTGCGCTCTACCCTGAGCTACACCGTCCGATATTTATATCCCGGCCGGTTCGCTGTCAAGTCTTGGCAGCCTACCTCGGTCGGTTCTTGTTGGTTTTGTTACTCCGTCCGCCATGCAGGCGGGCGTTCCCTCCTAATTGTCGGCATAAGCAAGGAGGGTTTATCTTACCGCGGCACGGCCTTCCGTCCGCTCATCGTCACATCGGCATCATCCGCTTGGCCTGACCGCTATGCGACGGAATTCCAGTAAGTCAAGGTACTCTTCTTTGGTTAGTTGGGAGTGCAAGAGTCGAACTTGCTTGCAGGCTATTCATCGGCCGATTTATTGACCTGCACCCGGTTCAGCCCGGGCCACACTCGCCGCGTGTGATACTCCCTAAGATGTCGGGCCTCTCTCGGCCCTCGGCAATGCTCACTCCTGAGCGCCGTGATGGTCTTGTTGGTTTGACTTTGGCGGTCGGAGCTGCTTATTCGGGGACGCTGAGCGCCACTCCCGACAGCAGCACTGATATTGCGTTGACCTGCTCGACGAGGCGCAAGCGTTTTTCCACGCCGTCGCTCCACCACCGATGGTACTGGTCGCGTTCCTTGCCCACGCGCTCCACGTCCTCGGACAGCTTGTCGGCCATTCCGAGACACTCCCTGGCAATCTGCCGCGCCGTCTCGCGGTCGATGTCCTCATCGATGATTTCGTGCACCGCGCCCTCGGCATAGTTGTCCGAGCAGTCGACGTCGAATTGCAGGTTCAAGTCCCTAACCACGCCGTCGATGTGGTCGAGCTCGGTGATGTCGTCGGCGCTGACCGTGGCCATGACGGTGCAGGTGCGCGGATTGATGGTCAGCAGCGCCGATGTCGAGGCGGCGATTTCTTCGACGAGGGCCTGGAACGAGGCCGCATTGCGGGCCTTGTAGCGGTTTGTGGTGAATTTCTCCATAGCTTTCATATGTTTGGTGATTAGTCTTCAAAGAATCGGTTCACGAGTGATTCGAGGATGACGGCGGTTTCGAGCTGCGCCCGGGCAATCACGCCGCTGCCGCCGATGCTGCCTTTCTCGCGGAGCTGGTAAGCGTGGAAGCGCATCACGCGTTCGACTTTCTTGATGTCGCCGCTGTTCACGACCTCCGCCACTCGCCGGAGGTGTGCGTTGACGAGCGATTGGAGCATGATGTCCTCGCTTGCCTGCGAGTACCTCTCGGGAGTGATGTCCATCAGCTCCAAAGTCTTCATTGCCTTTGCCGCATACTCGGAGGCCCCGTTGAAGGCAGTCGCAATGGCGATTGCAACGCTGTTGATTTTGTCAATGTCTTGGGTCATGTTGCTTGTATTTTGAGGGTTAAGATGCTTTGTCATGCCAATCAAAATCGCTATATTTGCAATGTTGATTAATGATGATGCAAAGATAATCACTATTGTGATATTTGCAAAGCTTTAAATCCGTTTTGTGATGTTAATTAAAGTTTTTTAAAATTTGTATGATTACTCGTTTAAGAACATTTATCAAATCTCTCGGCATTTCCGAAAGGGCTTTCGCTTTAAATTGCGGAATCGCCCAAAATACTATGAGCTACTATCTTAGCGAGCAGCGTAAGCCTTCATATGAAGCCGTTGAGAAAATTTTATCCTCATATCCCGACCTTTCAGCCGAGTGGCTTACCCGTGGAAATGGCAATATGCTGTTATCACAATGCGGAGTTATCCAAGAGTCCGAGCGGATCGAAAAACTCATCGGGACTATCGAATCCTTGCAAGAGGTGATAGATTGCCGCAATGCCGCCATTAAGGAGCAGGCCGCGCGCATCGAGCAGCTGGAATCAGAACTGAAAAAGTGAGTGTGGAACCTTGTCATGTTGCTTGTATTTTGAGGGTTAAGATGCTTGTTTGTCTCAATCAATTTCGCTAAATTTGTGATGTTGATTAATGATGATGCAAAGATAAGTATTTTTTACTGAATTATCAAGCGACTACAAAAATGAATTAGTATTTAACACTGCGCTACCAATTCCAATCATGGTATCACATCGGCGCATATCCAGGGCTGTGAGGACTCCGCAAGGTTCAGTTGAGTATCAGGCCATCTTGGAAATCGAGGGCTTAGCCAATGAAAAGGTTTTGCAACGACATATTTACTGAGCACATTGTCATCAGGAAGCTTTCGTTTACCGCGTTTGTAGGCCGTAGTGCACGCGCAGGTCTTCTTTTTAGAGAAAAGTGCCATGTTCAACAGAACATCCGACGATTCGGATGAATGATGGGGAATCTTGACAAGCAGTGGATTAATAATGTGGCGGGTGTTTATCTGTTCGATGGCCTCGTTCTCGGTATCTCCGCAGAATAGGAAGCGGTTGGAATCAACCTCGATTGTCAGGAAAATCGACAGCTCGTTTTTCTTTATGGGTTGGTCGTTTTCTATACGGTCGTTGAGAAACGATGATGAAGGAGAATGTGCATGGATAGCGACCGGAATATGGTTTCCATCAGGAAAATCAATGAAATTGAAATCTGCGACCTCGTACCTTGTTCTGTTGCCGGCGCATACCGAGAGGAACGTCCTTTTGTTCTTCGCGTTCAATGCCACAATTTTTTGAATTATAGGACGGTCAATCGCATTGTAAGATATATTTTCGTATGGCTTGCCGTGGACGTGCATCGGGAGTATTATCTGCGAGTCTCCGTTGCAGTACGACGAGATTATATCATCAAGTCCGCGCGAATGGTCGAAATCCGGGTGTGACCAGCAAAGCAAGTTGAGTGCGCTGACATTAAATCTCTTCAGTATCTCGATAGTCTCATTGTGGTTCTTTCCCGATTTGTCTTTGCGGTAGAAGCTGTCTATTACGCACGAGTAGAGCACAGCATTATCATTGCCTTTGTCGATAAACAATGTGACTATGCTCTCTCCCATGGTGGGATAGCCTATGATGAATACTTTCACAATGAGGTTAGTTTTCTTTGATATTAAGATGTCAACGCCTTCCGAAATCATTATTTGGTGATGAAGATTATACGGCGGGATGAGTGATGGGGCGTTTCATCACATGATAGGCTTAATCCAAATCCAACCCTTCTGTCAGTTTCTTCTTTTTCTTTGAAGATGTCGAATATGTCATCATGCACAAGGTCATCATAGTCTGAAAGGCATGGGAGCGGATCTTCTTCTTTAAAGAACTCGTCAAAAAGGACGTCTATATTTTCATCACGCATCATGGCTTTTAAGATATTTTTCGTTCAGAGAAAGACTTATCATCTCAATAATGAATTTATTGATACTGTGCAGTATTTCTGTTACCATACTTGGATAAGCGGATAATTTAAGTTGAACAATGCAAAATGGTTCACTATACAGGCGAAGATACAGAGCATAATGTAGGTGTTGTGGAATATTCATTCACTCCGTATGATTTCGCACCCAATGGCGAGCCATGCAGCTATATGGTGGCTGAATGCCACGGCAACGCCAAAATTATTTAGAACAAGTCCGCATAAATTTAATCAGTCAATCCAATGAAACCCTATATAAACCCTCTTGCATCCCGCACTAAAATCATAATCGGCACCTGCCCCAGGGAACGATTTTCCCACAACATTTCCGAATTATTGTCGGAAGCAATTTAAAAACCGTTGCAATCATTTAGTTTACAAGTATTTAAGTGCTTGATAAAATATAATCACTAACATTAACTTTTTTAACGTTCTTTAAGCGCGTAAAATAGCGGAAATAACCGAACTACAATAGGTTATGTTGGTAACCTCTCTCAAAATAAGGTCAAATTTGACGCTCTCGGATTGTCGAAAAATTGTCCTTTTTGAGCAAAACATTTCCGAAAAATTGTCCAAAAAATGCCTACTTTGAATCCTGTCATCGTACCCGCCAAGGCCCTCAAGGGCGGCCGACACAAAATCAGAATCTCAATCGCTCACAATGGAGAAACCCGCTACATCGTCACAGATATTCTCATCGACTCAGCAAAAGAGTTTAAGAATGGCGCAATTGTAAAACGTCCCGATGCCGCGATGCTCAATGCGAAACTGCGCGGACTGCTGATTAAATATCAGAAAGATATTGATGAGATGTCATATATCGAGGGGCTTACTTGTTCCGAGCTCATTTACCAGCTCAAGACTTCAAAGTCCGGCGCGAACTGTACGCTCCAGGCCATCTATGAAGAATACCTGACCTATTCTCGCATCAAGCCGTCATCGGCAAAACTGTACGCTATGGTGTGGAGACAAATCTCCGGCCACATCAAACCTACCTCTTTGGTCAAGAATGTCAATCATATAACGGTGATTGGACTTGACAAATATTTCCGTGACCGGAAATTAGCCCCCACCACATTAAGGTTTTATATGTCTTTCTTCGCTTCGCTGATAAACTATGCCAAAAAATGCGGTTACGTCCAGTTCAGGGTTGACCCGTTCTTCGGGTACAAGCCGCCGGAACCTGAGGTGCGCCAGTGCTGGCTTGAAGTTGATGAAATCAAAAGAATAAGGGACCTGAATATCACTGACTCTAACACAGCCTTGTGCCGCGACCTGTTCATGCTCTCTTATTATCTCGGTGGCATTAATATCGTCGACCTGCTGGACATAAACTTCAACAAACATCGCACCTCAATCAAATATGTACGCACGAAAACGGAGACCAGGCCGAAGATAAATAAAGCCGTGGAGTTCGTCATGCCGGAGGAAGCCTTGTCAATCATAAGCCGCTTGAAAGGCCCGGAGGGGAGAATTAAAGTAATGAGACGCAAGAACTCTTATCAGGTAACTGGATTCCTCACATATTATCTGCCACGGATAGCCAAGGCGGCCAACATCGACAGGGTCTTATATTATTCAGCCAGGAAGTCCTTCAGCCAACATGCTTTTAACCTCGGCGTGAGCACATCCGTAATTGATTATATCTTGGGCCATCGGGTTGACAAGGGTGGCTCAAGCCTCTACGCCTACATCTCTGTCACACCACAAATGGCGACGGAAGCAATCCGTTTGGTGTTGGATAATCTAAAATAAAGTATTATCTTTGCAACATCAATAATTCCATCTTTCATATATGGGCTTTATTGGTTTGACTTTGGCGGCGGGGTGGTTCCCGCCGCCTATTTTATACCCTTAAATCAAAGACTATGATTGCTGTTCCAGACGTCGACCATTCCTTTGACAAATATGACGAGCCCCGTCTTCATATGGAGAGGCTGTTGCAGGCCAAACTTGTTGAATTTGATTTGTCACTCCGCATACTGATTCCGCTTGAAAACGCCGGCATACGCACGCTGGGGGATTTGGTCAAGCAAACCCCGCAAAGCCTGATGAAGATAAGAAGCCTCGGGAAGCGGTCTGTGGATAAATTGCAGAAGTTTCTTGACTATCATATGCTCTCGTTCGGGACCAAATAAAAAAGGCTGTCATCACGACAGCCCCGAGTGCTTTTACTTCATCAGTTAACATCATCAATAGCACTCTGTATCTTTTTACCAACAAACATTATAAAAGTGCGTCCAATATTATCTTTTGTTTGACAACAACCTCACGCGCTTGCTCCGGAAGTTCCATTTGGGACATCCGGGGCAATTTATAAAAACAGGCCGCGTTTCACAACGCAGCCTGCCAAAACTTAACCAATTAAAAAAGCAAACTAACCCTAAATCAGTTTTTCTTGCTCAAAACTCCCACAGCTTGCAGCTGATTCCGACTCCGATGTATGGTTGGAAGCCTTTGGGAGTGAAGCCATAACCGGCCTGTACGCCTATCGACCAACGTTTCGGTTTAGTAATCGGCCTTGGGGGAGGCTCGCGTATCGTGACGGTTTCACGGACGGAATATACTTTCAGGCTATCGAGACAAGGGTCCACGGGGCCGCTTACCCATGCTTCCCATGTTGAATCCTCCGCTGCATAATGACGCTGGATTATCGGTAACTCCACGTCGACGGAGTCAGGCGCGAGCGAAGGTGTGTCAGCTGGGGCATGTACGCCGGAGGGTTGGCGTGGCGCCGGGAGCCTTACACGTATGGTTGTATCACCGATTATGGCTTCATGAACCGGTTGGGGCGAGATGACATCGGCTGTGTCTATCACGCTTTCAATTTCGACTTCGGGCCGTACCTCTGTTGAACATTGTCGCGGCAAGCACGCTCCAACTGCTACGCTTGTGGCCGCTACGGCCAATAACTTGAATGTTTCTCTCATAATCATTCAAAGCTTCAACACCTGCCTGCGCTGCCGCGGCCCGTACGACACATGCAGCCACGTAAATCCGCTCTCGTCAATCAGCTGGTCAAACGGCAGCCCCATGTCCAGGCACAGCTGCATCAGACGCCGGTTGTCAGCCGCGCTCCCCGCCGTGATGTCAGCCGCCTGCCCCAGCAGGTGCTGCGACGCCGTCGCCCCGCCCACGGCCCGGTTCAGCGC